AATAGAAATAGCAGATAAGTTTGTGTCTAGACTTGAAGTGTTCTTAGAATATAAACGCATAACAAAATCTGGTATATCACATTATTTTAAAAATTTTACCAAGTGTTCGTGTTGTGGTTCTGATATAGGTCCAACAATAATAAAATTGTTTATTGATTCTGAAAAGAAGAAGCAAGTGTGCCCTAGTTGTTGGGAACATGAATGTAAAATAAAATTTTCTAGAGGAATTGTAGAAAAACCAGCAAGAGCTAGGAGAAAAACTAAAACAATGAACAACCAAAATATCACATTTAATTTTAATTTGTATGAAGCGCCGAATGAAAAAATGAGAAGATTTCTTTGGCTCGGAGTTCATGATGAAGGAATCCAGGGATGGGACAATGATTTAGCTGGAGAAGACTTTAAATGGGCAATAATTAGAGCCATTGTTAAAGATCCATATAATCTTGTAGTATATTATAATTTTAGAGAGATATTTAGTGAAAAATATCCTGATTTAGATATTTATGACAAACCAATTATAATTACTCTAGAACAGGTAACTTGTATTGCAGATGAGATGATTGAATATATTAAAAATTCTGAAGTTGATGGAGATTCATCGGAACAAATCATAGTATTTGACATTACTGATCTAAAAAATATTAATATGTTATATCCTAAAAGATAAGAGAATCGGCAAGAGCTAGGAGAAAAACTAGATATGAAAGTAAGTATAAATCTTAACGAAAAATGTACGGTAAGACTAACACCCGCTGGTGTGGATTGTTTGGTAAATAATAATTTACCATCATATCAATATAATTTTGATCCAAAAACAAAAATTCTTGAAGAACAATTGTGGATAATAATGCAAACTTTCGGATCGAGTTTATATAATGGTGCAAACTATTTTGAAACGAACGAAATTGTTTTTGAGAAACCTATTTAAATCAATAAGAGCTAATGGGTGATTTTAAAAACAGGAGGTTTTATGGAAGCATATTTAATGGGCTGGTTTCATGCTGTGTTCGCTATTATAATAGTGGTCATGGTAGTGGGGTTGGTCATTTCACTAATTAAAATACACAAACTTGAAATTAATGTAAAAGATTTGCAATCTCTAATAGATGATGTGCAAATAAATCAAAACAACAATCTTAAAGAACTAGAAGTCAATTTAACTAATCAAATAACCGATGTTGAAAGGTCATTAGAATCTTCTATAGATTCTAGAGTAAATAAACTAGAAAACAAAATTAAAATAGAAAAATAACTATCGAACACCCATTAGCTTATTATAAATCTAGTAGGAACCAACAATTCCTACTAGATTTATACAATTTTGTTTTTTCAATTTTCATATAGAAATTATTCTATTATAAATAACTGCAAATGTTTCAAAAGAAGGAGTTATTAATATATTTTTGTTTTTTAATGGAGAAATATATGGAAGATAAATTGCTACAAAATCCAAAAGTGATGAGCGAAAGTGTTATGGAGTTTTGTAAAGAATATTTAAAAGAAAACATAAAACTTCAACCATATCAAGAGAAATTATTATTAAATTCAAAAAAATGGAGAAAAGTGATTCTTAAACATGGGAGAACCAGAAAATGAAATTAAATGAAAAATTACTTAATCAAATGAAGTTATTTATAGATAGTCGGAAACCAGATTTTCCTCTCGAGTTATATACATTAATGTGCACATTTGCTCTGGAAATTAAAGAAGATTTTAATGTAACTATGTATGTAAATCTTTTAAAAGAATTGACTTAGAAAACGGAGAACCAGATGATAACTAAGATCATATCCGGCGCACAAACTGGAGCAGATCAGGGAGGATTAGAAGCTGGAAGAATTTTGAAGCTCGAGACTGGAGGCGTAGCACCCAAAGGTTTCAGAACAGAAACCGGCTCTAATCCTACCCTTAAAGATTATGGAATAATAGAACATGAAAGTCCAAGTTATCCACCAAGAACGATTGAAAATGTTAGAAATTCAGATGGGACAATCATATTTGGAGATCACACCAGTCCTGGTTGCAAATTAACAATTAAAACTTGTAAGAAATTTGGAAAACCATATAGTATTAATCCATCAAAATTAACTCTAATTAAATGGATCAATTGGAACAATATTATGATATTGAATGTAGCGGGTAATAGAGAAAGTACAAATCCAGGACTATATGAAAGAGTCAAGAACTTTTTAATAATGGTTCTCACATCTGAGGAATATTTGGGAAAAAAGGATAAATTATGATAACAAAAGAACAGTATGAACAGGCTATAAAACAAAAGGAAGATGCAGAAGAAACTATTAATCTTTATCACAAATATGAACGAGAAGAATTTGAAAAAAGAATGAAAGATAATCCTATTTTTAGCGACGAAGAACTTGTTTATTCAGCGGATACATTATGTCCTTGTGGGCATGGATTAGCATACCCCAAAGACTGTGGTATAAATCACTACTGGGATTGTTCAGCTATATTAAAAGGTATTGCTGATGTGAATGTAAAACATTGTGGACAATATCCATTTGCATTTTACAATATACATGGTGAGAGTGATTATAGAGGAACTACTAGAGGAGTATTTAAACCAAGAATTGAAAATATAGGAGAATCAAATGCAAATAGTAAGATATAGTTTTATATTAGCTCTTAGAGATGATATAGATGTTGATCAGTTTACAAATGAACTGGAATCTCATATCTCTGAATTATTCTTTCCTAAAACAATTTACAATATGTCCTCGTTTTATGATCAAGATATAAAGAAAATTGAATTCCCAGATCCAGCTAACTGTACTGTAGAAGAAATAGATAAATGGACTAAGAAATCTACAGAAGTAATTGATGAAGAGATCTCACTTGATGCTGAACCCGTATTTAAAAATCCAGATGGAAATTAATAGGAGAAAATAATGACAGCAGAAAAATTACCAGATGTACAATACACAAATCCGAAGTATCCAATTCGAATTAATAGAGTTGGTATCAATACAGTTGAATTGCCAATATTTGTCTCTATGAAGAATGGTGGAGTTCAACATTCAGTTGCCAAAGTTGACTGTTATGTAGATCTTGCCGCCAATCTCAAAGGAACAAATATGAGTAGATTGATTATTGGTCTACAGAAATTTGTTGGACAACAACTTAGTGGTAAATTAATTTGTTCTATTGCAGAAAATATACGAATCTCAGCAGAAGCGGACACTTGTGAAGTATCATATTCATTTCCATATTTTATTTCAAAAATGGCACCAGCTTCTAACGAACCTGGGGTGTTGCCATATCATATTTGTTTTACAGGAATAAAGACAAAAGATACATTTGTGTTTAGATTGGGTGTTAAAGTATTAGCTACATCTTTATGTCCTTGCTCAAAAGAGATTTCTGAGTATGGGGCACACAATCAAAAGGTCCTGATTAATATGAGTGTTCAGGGTAAAGAGAATACATTTATTTGGATTGAGGATTTAATAGACGTTGCGGAAACTTCGGCGTCTTGTGAAATATATTCTGTACTTAAACGTATCGATGAAAAGGTTGTAACTGAACGAGCTTATAATAATCCTAAATTTGTAGAGGATATTGCCAGATCAGTTTATAACAAAATTTCAGCAATAGAAGATATCGAAACTTTTAAAATCAGTGTAGAATCCGATGAAAGTATTCACGCCCATAATGCAATTGCTATGATAACAAACTACTAAGGTGATAAACATGTGTCAGAAATGTGTTTTAAGAGCAAAAAATAGACCAAGTAAAAGATTTTCATATGGAAAAATAAAAGCTCTTGCCCAATCATTTAAAAAATACAAAATTGTTGGTCTTTATGATCGTAGAACTAATATTGCTGTTGAAGCTCACTTATTTAAAATTGAAAGAGCACTCACCAACAGAAAGAAATATAATAGAAAGCGATATGATCGATGAACAAAGTTGATGTAATTTTGGTATCTTATAATAGACCAACAATGGTAAAAAAAGCAATAGAATCTGTTCTGTCTCAAAAAGATTGTGAATTTACATTATATATAATGGATGATAATTCAAATATAGAAACAAAAAATGTTTTATCACAATATGCAAAAAATTACAAGAATATAGTTTTGTATATTTCCGATATTAAAGAAGAAGACAGATTTAAAACAATCCCTGGAGCAAAAAATATTAATATAGCTCTCAAAATGGGAACATCAGAATATATTTCATATCTTACTGACGATTGTTATTATTTACCAAATAGATTAAAAATCATGTCTGATTACTTGAATGAGAATTCAAATACATATTGTGTTTATGGACTCCAAAATGTAATGGATTTAGATGGAAGAATAAAAGAAATAAGAGGTAAAGATCTTGGGGATGTCGAATATCCACATTGTAAACTTGATATTAATCAAATTATGCATCGGCGATCGATACTAGAAAAAACTGGTTATTTTGAAGAAGATAATATTGCTCAATATATGTATCAAGCCGATGGTGAATTTTTTATGCGAATAGTAAAACATTTTGGATCAATAAAACCCATTAATCAATTTACAGATGTTAATATAGATCACCCAAAAAGATTAACATTAATAAAAATGGGTTTCAGAGGAGAAAATCATGAGTAATGATCAAGAAAAGAAACATAATGAAATTAGAATTCTTCCTGGACCATTTATGTTTGATATGCGGCAATTTGGTATAACGGAAAACAGTAATGTCCGAGTTCTTGCCGGACCAATACTACTTGACCCACATAATCTGCTTCAAAGAGGTGCTTATAAAGAAGAATTTATAGATTTATTATTCATAAGAATTTTTGGTGACGAACCGAATTTTGATCACCCAGAATCTTCATTAAATGAGATACATGATTATTAATAATATAATTTAAAGGAGAATTAATTATGAAATCATTAATATATAGAATTGTAAAGCGTATTTTAACTTGGTTTGGGGATGTAATGCTTGCTACAACACCCCCTTCTACAAAAGCTAAACAAATAATAGAAATGATGAGCGCAATACAATCTGGAGATGTTATTTGTAGGAAATATAATTATTATCTTGATTCTTATTTTATTCCCGGCAAATATACTCATTCTGGAATAGTAAAGAGCAAAGATGAAATAATTCACAGTGTTGCGGAAGGTGTTCAATTCGTACACCCAATTGATTTCATAAAAGATACAGATGGTTTTGTTGTTCTGCGGCCAAAATACCCACATCCAGAATTAATTAGAAATGTTATTGAAAAAGCCCTATTTCATGTTAATAGAGAAGCTCAATATGATTTTCTATTTAACGATCCTGATAAATTATATTGTCATGAATTAACTTGTGACTGTTTATATCAGGGTGGTGTAGTAGTTTATGCTTCTACATTCAATGTTGGTGTGTGGCCGATAAAATTTAAGAAAACGGCATTTTTAGCAGATGATATAATAAAAATGTGTAATGTTATATATGAGTTCTAAAGGAGAGAATAAAAAATGAAACAACCAAAATTTCAAAGTAAATTTAAAAGAGGAGTTTCTTTAATCCACCAATTTGACAAATCTCTTTGTTATTCTGTTCAGTGTGATTGTGGAGAGAATGAATGTAGTTCTATAGTTGAAATTGAGTGCGACGATGATTTTGGCTTTATCCAATTACATTTTTATAAAGATGTTTATTTTGATTTCTGGAGGTATTCTGATGAAGGAATACTCAATTCTATTAAAAGATTTCTTTACAGATGGAAGAAAGCATTTGTATTGGCTTTTACCGGCGAGATCTCTTTACATGGTGACTTTATAATAATGCAACCTGAACACATTAACAACTTTATAGAAGCATTACAAGAAGGTCGAGATTACTGTGTAAAAGCTAAAGAAGAAATGTTAAAAGAAAATAATCCTCCACAAGGTGGATCTGGAGTACCACCTAAATTAGAAGAACTTAATCGAAGAATGATGGAGAAAGCATGAACTGGAAATTTTGGGAAAAAGAACTAAAAAAAGAACCAATTAAAAAATTAATAATTCCCGATGAAAAAATAGAATTAATATTACGTTTATTTGATTACGCAGAAGATAGTGGACATAGAGTTGATAGATATTTACTTTGGAAACAAATTAATGAGATTTTTCCAGAAACCTCCCGTGGTAAGTGGAGAATAACATTCCCAAGGGTATTCACAATTGAAATTATTCTAATTGAAGAGGAGTAATTTATGCAACAGTCACCCTTAACAGATAAGGATTTTGGTTTTATAATTGATCATGAAACCAAATTCGCGGACATTCGTCACAAAGCGCTAAAGGAATATATTAATCGAAAAGTGAAACGTAAAAAAGACAAAATTACTCCAGTTCCAGAAGTATCACCTGGAAAACAAATAATTACTACACAATCTGGATACAGATCTGATACTCAGTATTATTTGTATGAAGTAATTGATTTCTGTTTGAATTATCATGACAGTTTTGAATATTTCGGGATTCTACTAAAAACCACAGACAAAAGGCATTTAGACAGAATCGGCAGAATTGATTCTTTTAGCGCGGGTCACAATTGGTCGCTCAGCAAAAAAATAGCAAAAATAACTTCTGATAAAATAAAATGGTTAGAGGAAAAATGAGAACCGAAACTTCAAAAATATGTTTATCATGTATGAAATGTTGTAAAACTATTGGTATTTTGACATCATATTTGTATGAAGACAAAGAGATAAGAGAATTTTATGAAGCTCGTGGAGCAAAAGTAAGCGAAAAAGCAGTAGGGGTTGGAGTAGATTTTGAGAAATTGATATTTCTTGAATTTAATTTCTCATGCCCCAATTTAGATCCAGAAAAGGGTTGTAAAATTTATGATACTCGTCCAGAAATTTGTAGAAGATATCCAGAAGATGTCAGCCAACTGCTTGATGGTTGTGGGTTATATAATCATAAATTTGTCTAAACTAAATAATCCAACAAGATCTAATTTAAGATCTTGTTGGATTATATAAAGAGGAGTAAAAATAACCATGAATATAAACGAAGCCACGATAATTGCTTGTCAACAACCAACATTACTTGATGCCCTGACCTGGATTTGTATTTGGGAGAACGAAAGAGCAATTAAACAAGCTACAGAAAATCTTGGATCAGGTTCGAATGGAGCTGGGTGGGATACTTGTTTTAAGATTTGTTTAGAAAATGTAATGAACAAATACCCAAAGGAAATAATATGATAATATACTTCAAATACTTAAACTACGTAATTAGACATAAGTGGTTCGTATTTTTAGAGTGTTGTAAAGCCGGCAAGATCTGGAGAGGACTCTGGCATGATATATCAAAATTCTATCCAGATGAGTTTATTCCTTATGCAAGATATTTCTATGGTATTTATCCAACCCAACAAGAAATTAGTGAAATAGAATGGTATAAATTAACTAAAGAAGACGTTGAAAGAGACTTTGACATTGCTTGGCTAAAACATCAACACCGAAATCCACATCATTGGCAACATTGGCTTCTACAAGAAGATGATGGAGATTTAAAAATTCTAGATATGCCTGATATGTATGTCAACGAAATGTTGGCGGATTGGTCTGGGGCAGGTCGCGCAATAACTGGTAAAAACGATCCAACAGAATGTAAAAAATGGTACTTAAAAAATTATAAAAGAATAGATTTATCGGGTTGGACACGAACTCGGGTTAATGCATATTTTAAAATTAGTATGATTGATTTACAAGAAACAGAAATAGGGCAAAAGGTTTCTAGAACAGAAATAAAGCAAATATTAAAAAGAATACTTGAGAAGGCAGAACAAGAGCGAAAACTTCAAAAAGATTACTAAAATAAAATTTTAATTTTTACAGTTTTCATATAGAAATAGTATATTAAATATATTTTTGTTTAGCTCACAACCAGAAAAGGAGAAAGATTATGTTCATTCGTGGTAATTATAAGAATAAAGATTTCTTTAACACAATTGATACTGAAGAAAAAGCATATTGGTTAGGATTTATTTATGCAGATGGATACGTACTTTGTAATAAAATTAATGGGCAATATCGGCTTGGTATTGAATTAGCAAAAAAAGATGGAAACCATCTTGAAAAACTTGCAAATATATTTGGAAAAGAAGTTAAATATAGATCAAAAACTGGTTCTTTTGGTTCTCATGAACAAGTTGATCTCATAATTAATAATAAATCGATATATACATCATTAGCAAATTTGGGAATAACAAGTTCAAAAACAAAAAGCTCTGGAGAAAATGTACTTAATAATATTTCAAAAGAACTTATTAGACACTTCATTAGAGGATTATTTGACGGTGATGGAAGCATTTCTGATCGAGGTGATAATAGTTTTCAATTTTCAATAGCGGCTGGTTCTGAAGAATTCTTACAAGCGATTCAATTAATTATGACAGATCAACTTTGTCTAAATAAAACAAAAATAGCTAAAAATATTACAGGAGAAGCATATTGTATTGTATATAGTGGAAGAAGGCAATTGCAAAAAATATTTCATTGGTTCTATGATGATTCAATTTTATATCTTGAAAGAAAAAAACTAGTTTTTAATCAATTAGTTAAAGACTGGAATTCTTTTGCCCAACCAAACGAATGGTGTAAATTTAGAGATAATCCAGAAGAATTTCATAACATGATTTTAGAACTCGCTAATAAAATTCCAAAAAATAAATATAAAAACCTTCTTGCAGTTCCAAGAGGAGGCATTGTGATTGGAATATATCTAAGTCATTATTTAGACATACCATTAATACTCAATAAAGATGATACAAATCTAAATCCCCAACATACACTAATTGTAGATGATCTAGTTGATACTGGCAGTACCTTGGAAAAATATTCAGAACAGAAATTTGATATTGCTGTGATTTATTATAAAACAAGATCAATTGTTATTCCAACTTATTATGTTGATAAATGTCCAAATAATTTTTGGATAGTTTTTAACTGGGAAAAACCTGATGAAATACCAAATAGGGATATCTAAACGTGAAAAAAATAAAAGAATATCAAGAAACACATCAATTCGGCAGAATTAGCATTGAAAATATGCCAGATGACAGAGTTATAGAAGGAGATTTAGGAGTACAAATTGCAGAAGATGGTAGAATATGGGTATGTATTAATGGAATAGCTTTTATTAGATTTAAACCATCTAAACAGGAGGCGAAATGATTGTTTCAGTCAATTTAAATACAATTCCTTTCTTAAGTTCAACAGATAGTACAAGAGCTTCTATGTCGGCAAAACAGATTCAACAAGCATTGACTAGTCCAAATACAGAAATTCCGTATGTTATTGGAAGTGATTATCGAACTCTTGCTAATTCTTCCAAGATGGGAATTGTGCTTGCAAAAGATGATGGGGAAGTGTTATATAAGAATGCGGACATATTAATTGTTCAATATCTTAATCTTAATAAGATTCAGGATATACATCTTCCACCGATTAAGAAAACCACTGGATCATTTGGAACGAAACTAAGGTATGTACTACCAGAAAAAACTAAATTTAAAAAAGGTGATGTTCTTGCAAACTATGACTGTTTTATAGATCAAGTGCCAAGCTATGGGTATAATGTCTTTACTGCATACGTACCGTTTTTCGGATATAATCATGAAGACGCAATTACAATTTCCGAAAGTTTAGCTAACAAAGCAAGATATCTGCAAGTTGATAAAATTTATATACCAATTTATGAATATACTCTAATGCAAGAATATTATAGAGACTGTCCAGACTCATATACCTATTTTCCAGGAGTAAATGGAAAAATCAAGGATGATGTGGTTTGTTGTTTAATTGCTCCAAAAGATAGCGCAACAGCAAATTATTCTGATCTTAAAAATAAAATTCAGATGTCCTTAAAAAATATGACACTGTCGGATCTCTTAAATATTGGTTTCACTGGTGATAATAAATTCGCGATCGATAAAATCAAGACAAAAGTTGAAGACGGTATTGTGTCTGGAATTAAGATTCACAGATTTAAAAAATATAAAACACAAGTAATGATCGATCAAAAACTGGAAACTACACTAGATCAATTGTATCAACAATATGGTAGTTTTATTGCAAAAACACATGGTGATCTCGGAAAACAATTTAATTATCAATACGTTGAATATATTCTTAAAAAATATTATTTGTATATTGATAAATCAAAAGGAAGCAGAGGAGAAATTAGCTTAAATAATCTGTGTTATTTAATTGAATTAGAAATTTCTAAAGAATGCGGCACAGTTCTGGGAGATAAACTTTGTAACAGATACGCAAACAAAGGCATAGTGAGTTTGATTCTTCCAGATGAACTTCGGCCAATAGCTTTAAATAGTAATAAACCAATTGATCTTATCTTTAATCCATTCGGGGTCTTTTCAAGAATGAATTTGGGTCAGGTGCTAGAAGCCCTTGTATCTAAATCTGTTATGTATTGTGATAATCATATCAAAGAAAATCCAGAAATGGTTAAAGAAACAATAAGTTGGTTAAATGAATCAATTTTAAAGCACATAGATGAAAAATATTACACAAGAATTCAAAACGAGATAATTAATAATTTGGACGATGACGAATTTAGAAATAAGTTTGTCGAAAATATAAACAAATCAAATCTATTCGTCGAAGCCCCATCTTTCGCGGAAGTAGATACTAAAAATCTATTAAAAAATTCTATAGAATATAAAGAACCGGTTTTGATGAAAAAAGAATTGATTAAATTTGTAAAACAAAAACTAAAACTCGAAACCCCATTTCCAGAACAAGATATCTATTTAAAAGATATTTTGTGTGCACCAATTTATATTCAGAAATTATCAAAGCTTGTATCAAAAATCATTAATGCAAGAGATTTTGGAGCAGTTAAAAGCGTCACAAAACAACCAACAAAAGGAAGAGCAAGAGGTGGTGGAAGTAGAGTGGGTTTAATAAATCATTTGGCCCCTTCTAAGAGTAATCTTAGTCGAATAATCTCCTTAATTCAGGGAACTCTGACCGTTAAGACGAAGACAATCCTGAGCCAAGCTTCTAATAAAGCTGCTAACTTTATTAGTTGAAGGTGCAACGACTATCCCGAAAGGGAGTACACTCAAGCGAGTGGAAAAAGGAGACACCCTATATTAACAAAAATAAAGGAACAAAATATGGAATTTGATAAAACAAATTTAACTCAAAAATATAATTTTTGGGATGAAGTTGAATTACCAGATGATATTAAAAAAATAATATTATTAAATATCAAGGATAAGAACATTATAAAAGATCTTTTAAAATTTATTATAACTGAACAAAAAGAGTTGATAAATGTATGTTGGTTATGGAGAGCGGGAACTGATAAGAATGGATATGGAAAAAAGAACGGAATTGCCGCACATAGAATTAGTTGGATATATTCTAGATCAAATAGAGATATCCCAAATAATAAAATCATACGGCATACATGTGACAATCCACCATGTGTAAATCCCTTTCATCTAAGATGTGGAACCATACAAGACAATGCAAATGATATGAAAAATCGCAACAGATCATTACTTGGAGAGAAACACCCAGATGCTTCTTTTAAAGACGAAGAAGTCAAACAAATATTATATGAATTATATTTGGGAAAATCAATTGTTTCTCTTGCCAAAAAATATAATGTTCTCGAAATCGTTATAAGCAAAATTGCAAATGGTCACACTTGGAAACATATTTATTCACAATTACAACAAGAACATATCGATCAAATTCAAAAAAATTCTTTTAATAATCAAATAAGAAATAAATTAAATGAACAACAAGTAATTAAAATTCGAGAATTATACGATACTGGAAAATATACTTACACAAATTTAGCAAAACAATTTGGAACAAGAATAACTACAATCTCAAATATTGTAAATTATATTTCATGGAATCACATATAGGGTGAAGAGATAGTCTGAACTATATAGAAATATATAGCTGTGGATATATTCCACGAACAAAGAGGTAGCGTTCTTTGTTGAACAAATGCAGATGGAATTAGAGAGCATGTTAGCAGCTGGATGTGATCTCGCTGTTAAAGAAATTCTTTCAGTAAAAAGTGATTGGACAGCAGGAAAAAAAGATTTAGTAAGACAATTAGTAGTAGATGGAAAATATGATCTTCCAGAAAACAGGACCATCAAAAGCAGAACAAAACAAGTTGTTGACACACAAATAGCCTTTTTGAAGGAATAAAAACAAAGCTAAAGGAGAAACGAAAATGAGTATTAACAAAGTTATTTTAATCGGTTGGCTTGGGCAAGATCCAGAACTCAGACACACAGCAGATGGTACTTCCGTATGCAATCTTAGTATTGCAACATCAGAAACCTGGAAAGATCAAAAAGGAACGGATCAAAAACGTACAGAATGGCACCGAGTTGTTTTCTGGAGACGTCTTGCAGAAATTGCCGGACAATATCTTAAGAAAGGCTCACAAATTTATGTTGAAGGTAAAATTCAATCAAGAGAGTATGAATCTCCCGCAAACAGTGGTATAAAAAGAAAAGCATATGAAATTATTGCGTATGATATGAGGATTCTTGATAAACAAAACAAACAAAAAACTGTAACATCTTCAGAAACACCAGCAGAGCAAACAGAAGCCGTTGAGTCTCAACCAGAAATTCCAAACGAAGGTTAACTAAGGAGGAAGATATTGAATCTTCTAACTAATCAAACTGAAACTGGAGATGATAATTATTTTACAATCTCCAGTTTCAGATCTGCTCAATACGACACTATTAATTATTTTATGAATTTGTGTGTGGAATATGTTTCTGAACAGAATAAGAAATATTTAAAAGTTCAAAATGTGAATATTAGAGATATTCAAACATATAATGGAATACATAATAATGCTCTTACTCAAGTATCAGTGGATGTATTATTCAGTAATCAAACTGTCCCCACAACAAAAACATTCATTAAATTTCTTATTCCAACATTAATAGATGGTTGCTTTTTCATACTTAATGAGAATCATTTTGTACCGACATTATATATATTAGATAAGCCGATTGTTATTAAAAAGAAATCAGTAAAATTGTCGAGCACATTTAATTCTATTACAATATATGATAAGCTCATTACGTTTATGGGGAATAATATACCGGCAATATACTTTTTAAGTATATTCTTATCTGACAATGATGTAGAGCAAGCCGCGTTGAAACAAGAATTTATACAAAGATTTAAAATATTCAATAACCCAATATCTGAACAAGATTTATTGAGTTATTTTAGTAATTTATTTAAATGTAATCCGGACAGAGAATCAATTCAAAATCATTTCCATAGTATTTTCTTTGACGGTTATACAAAACTGTTATATCAACAGTGTTATAATCTAGAAGAAAAAGACTTAAATATTCAAACATTGTTAAAAATTGTTATAGATTTAAGTAACTCTATGAAAGATGATTCTTTTATTGATCTTGATTTAAAAAGATTAGTATTTATAGAAATCCTTCTTTGGCCTGTATTTAAGCGTATTGCACAGGCTGCTTCTCAAGCATCGAGAGGATTCTATGTAAATGAAATTACAATGGATCAAATGGAAGTAATCAAAAATTTCTATACAAATCTTCATAATAAATTTATATATGATAATGTAAATGCGTATGATACAATGCTACAACATAAAGCTTATATGTTAAGTCCTAATGCAGAACAAGCTCCAAGTATTGTCGCAAATTTACATGATACTCATTATAAGAGAATATGTCCAACAAGTATAAGCTCTCAGAATCCTGGAGAAACAATTTACATAATCGCTGAATCAAAAATAGATATTTTCGGAAGATTTTTAAAAGAGGATTAAAGATATGTTAACATCCCTAAAAGAAATATACAGAATGTTAGAATCTCTCAATAATTCAATTACAAATAAAGAAGAAAAATTAATAAAATATTTAGACGATCCAATATTTGGAAGAACATTTAGACGTGTCCTAGAATATATATCGTATGATAAATATATATTCGGTCTTAAACAGATCAAGTATTGTGTATATTTTGAAGATCCTATTGCGGCAGAGCATCAAAATGTAGATAGCATTTTTGAAATGTTAGACTATTTGAACCAAAAAAAAGGTGACCCATCTGATGATGAGATATCTTTCTTAGAAAAGATTTCATCATCAGATGTAGAAACTGTAGAAGTAGTTGTACGAATCTTGAACAAAATAAATTGTTGTGGATTAACTAATGAGCGAGTGATAGAGATCTTAGAAAGAGAATTACCAACAAGGAGAGAAAATGAGTGAAGAGTATTCGTCAGAAGATCTCGATGAACTCGAACGACAACTCGAGTTATGTCTAGATGCTTATGAAAAAGGGGAATCGATGATTCCCGACGATGATTATGATTCATACAAAAGAATTTTACAGAAGATCAGGCCGAATTCAAAATTCTTAAATAAAATTGGAAACAAACCTAAGAAAAATAAAGAAATTCTTCCCTATGTTCTTGGAAGTCTCACAAATAAATTTGAAGATGACATTGAAGCTTGGTTAGATAAATACGATACTGGAAAAGGATTTATTTTATCTCATAAGCTAGATGGTGTTGCAATTGAGTGTGAATATACAGATGGACAATTAACTGGAGCTTGGTTAAGGGGTGATCACTACGAGGGTGAAAATATCACAGCTAAAGCGCTTAAATTCGTCCAAAATAAAATAAGCACCAATTGCAATCCAGGGACTGGAGATAATAAACAGTATTTTAAGGGAGAAACTCTTTTAAATTGCGAACCAGAAACGATTGGCTACAAAACTAAACGAAATGCAGCTGCTGGAATTATCAACAGAGACGATCATAGTAAGTTACAATACTTATATGTATTGTTTCATACTTATGTTCCCGTTCATGTTAGTTCTCACCCAGTTGCGGCTTTTGAACTTGCACGTATGCGATATATGCAAGAAGTCTTTGGTATTTTAAACCGAAGTGTGGTAAATTTTTCATATGCAGATAGTAAAGAAATGGCAATTTTAGCGGCAAAAGAAATGATTGATGAAACTACTCAATATGATAAAGATGGAATAGTGATTTCAGTAAATCATTCTGAAGTTGAAAATATTAAATTACCGGAAAAGAAGATAGCCTTTAAGTTTAATAAAATGGCAGTCGAAGCTGAGGTTGTTAAAGTTGAATGGAACACTTCTAGAACTGGAAAGATTATTCCAGTTGTAGTTGTGAAACCAGTTATACTTGGTGGAGCAACTATTCAGCGAGCAACTGGTTTTCACGCCAAATTCATTTATGATAATAATATTGGCCTGGGAGCAGTTGTGAAGCTTGTTAGATCTGGTGATGTTATTCCTTATATAGAAAGCATAATTAAACCGTCTGATAAAATTACCAACCTGACAACCTGCCCAACCTGTGGGAAAGGTGATTTAACGACCGATGAAACACAAACTCATCTATATTGTTCTAACAGAGATTGTCCGGCACAAACTCAAAAGAAAATTGCTTATTTCTTTGAGAAGCTAGGACTTGAAAACTTTAGCGAGAAAATGATTACAAGTTTAGGTTGTAATTCAGTCATTGATATTTACAATTTAAAAAAAGAAGATATTTTAAAACTTGATGGTTGGGCCGAGACTTCAACTGTCGATTTTTTAAATAGAATTGAACAGACTAAGAAAGCAAGACCTGAAAAGATTCTTGCCGCATTGGGAATTGATAATCTTGGAACTACAACTGCTAAATTAGTTTTAGAAAATTTTACTCCTCAAGACATTCTAAATGCTCTTGATAATAATGAGCTTTTAAAAAATGTAGTCAACAAACTATTATTAGTTGATGGCTTAGGGAGTAAGAAAATAACATCCATTATTAAAGGACTGAAAGAAAATAAAGAGCTTTTGAAAAAGTTAATGGAAACTGGAGTTAGTTTTTCATCTGTAAAAGGTCCTTTGTCCGGCAAGAGCTTTTGTATAACTGGTAGTTTAAGTAAACCAAGAAAAGCTTACGAACAAATAATTGAAAAGTTTGGAGGTTCAAATACGAGTATTAGTTCATGTAACTATTTAATTTGTAATGAACCAAGCAATTCAAATAAGTTTCAAAAAGCTAAAGATAAAGGTGTAAAGATTATAACTGAACAAGAATTAATAGCTTTAATTCGGGAGAGCAAGAAATGAAAAAAGATGAAATTGAAACTGTGTATAACTCTCTAGAAAACCATGGAGACGATTTCTGGAATGACGAAATTGTGTGTGTTAAAGATGATCCATTAAGCTCAAACAAAGAATTATTCCTCGACATTTTAAATTGTCTTCACAAAGATGGATACGATTTAAAATTGACAAAACTCGAGAATTAAAATTAATTAAAATATTCATCGGCAAGATCTAGTTTAAGATCTTGCCGATGAAACAATTTTTATTTTTGGAGATAATAAAATGGCTGAAAGCAAAGAAAAAACAACAAACTTATATGAATTTCTTTTAACTAGAGCAACGCCAGAAAGTAGCAAAGATATTCCACACATAACAGACTTCCATTATGTTGCATTTGTTCGAGATCCAATTTTAAGACAATCTACATTTATAGATATTTCTGCAATGGTTCCAGCAAATACATTAGCGGTTATAGAATCAGAAATATCTAATAAAAAGTTTCCTGAATATGAATTAACATGTTATCAAATAAAAGAAATAGACAAATCAACTGAAGATGGAACAAATAGACAAATGAAAATTTATGCATCGTTTGTCACAATTGTACGCACAGAGAGATTAACTGAAAGTCTATCAACAAATAGAGAAGTCGCAGAAGGCTCAATTCCAGTTAGAATGTTGCTAACAAATTCAATAGCTTGGCAGATGAGCGTCAATACTTCATTTAATAAAATATTTGCTCCGAGTCCAAAAGAAGAACCATTAAATCCAATTTTAATTGCACTAGAAACAATAATCAATAATGATTTTAATCCTCAGAAAGATCAACCATCAAAATTAACATCATTTACTGATTATATAATAAACAAATACGCCGGCGATAATAAGAATATTAAACAAATTATATTGGCTGATAAAAATCAAGTAAATTTATCTCCATATGAACAGATACTTGTTCCACCAACAATCCCAGAAATCAATGTTCCAGAATATATTATTAGCACATATAAACCTTTTCACACTCCAAGTTTCTGGTTCTTTGATACTTTTAATTTTGCGGATTATGATGGAGAGAAATCTGAAAATGGAAAAATTCCAATTTGGTGTATCTTGATTAATTTTTATAATTGTCAAGAAATATTTAAAGCATCACAATATGATATAACTAAAGATTCAAATATTTCTGTATTTACACATCTTTTGGGATCTGTGCCATTTGTAGACAGTTCTTCTGTTCTTGCTAGACCGAACGCGATGGTTAATTTTATACGTTCAAATATGACACAACAAATAGAAAAACTTGGAGACATCCCAGGTGTGCGAATGGCAGACAACACTACTGAGAAACAAGCAGCAAGAGTTACATCATTAAAAGTATATCACACAGATTCCTTCGACAGTGCAAAGAAAAGAATATCAGACTGCATGCAATTGTTTTCTGAGATTGATAAGATCGAATATTATGAAACAACAAACACTTCCCCAGAATGGTTGCAATTCGGCAAACTATACAATCTAGAAACTGACGCAGAAACTGGAATCAATACATATAAATACATTCATACTCCTGTTTGTATTGTAAATATATTCAAACGACGACAAGCAAAAGACGATACAATGGAATGTATTAATAAATATGCAATGTTGCGGCTAGCTGAAAGTTCGCAAAAATAAGACGAATATGTCAAAATAGTAATTTTTTATTTTTTCAATTTTCATATAGAAATAATACTAATATGAAAGTTTATTTTTATGTGGAGGAATATGATAAAATACTATATCAAATATGCTCTAAAATATTCGTTAATTACGGAGATTCTTCAAAAGCTCAATAAAAAACGAATTAATTTTTTTATTGACCTCCAGTCGATTGCAAAAGGTTTTTACAATAAGGATGTAATTCTTGTTGAACTCGGAAGATACTCAACAGAAGGTAAGGTAAGTGACATTTTAATCCAAGAGCTAAGAGATTTTTTAAATGTTATTTATGCTCAATTTAAGATGTATGACCCGTTTTTCGTAATTTCATATGACGACGGTTATTGCCAACAACAAAAGGTAATTGATAGTTCATATAAATCTGGACGATCAACATTAAATTTAATAATGGATAATGATAATGATATAGAATTGTTTAGACAAATAAAAAAATATTATTATCAAAAAATTGAACAAATGTTTACTAAAAAAGATCTTTCAAAAGTTTATTATTTGAAAGAATATGAAGCAGATTTAGTTCCTGAATATTGTATAGTTAATGATATGTTTGATAGTGCTCAAGCCGATGTACTAAACGTTATTTTATCTGTTGATAAAGATCTTCTACAAGTTTGTAAATATAAGAATACAATACAATGTGTAACGTCTTTTCAACAAAATCAAAACAGAAATAGAGGTGGCTATCAGATACAATTTGATGCTTATGATAATGAGAATGCAATTAGTTATATAAATAAAAAGTTTAAAAGAGGAATTCTTACAGCTGAATACATTCCTATGATTTTAGCAATTGGTGGTGATAAAGCGGATTGTATTCCTGGCATAAGAGGAATTGGACCTACAAAATCAATAGAGCTAATTATTAACTATTCAATTCCACCATCTGCAGAACAACTTAAATGGAAACTAAATCAGATGCCTGATATTATTAAAAATAATTTTGAGATGATTAATAGAAACTACAAGCTGATATCATTTGAAGAACAACTTAAACGCATTCCAAAACAAGTATTTATAAAATAATATTTAGAACAGCAAAATATAAAATATTCAACCAATATGGAGGCAAGAATGAAAGTAGAAAACATTAATGTGGCTTTGAGAGAACTGTTTCAGGAGTTAGTGAATGATGGTTACAAAAAACGGCATGTTTGTGGATTTACACTGGGTGCACAGAACGAGCCACAATTTGAAAGTTTCTTAAAAGGTACTGATTTTGGGTTGAAACCACTTCAAAGATTAATTGGTAACATGGGTTATCGTTTTAACATAATTATTACCAAAAACGAAAGTCCAGAGGTTACAAAATTCATTGAAGAAAGCAATCATGAATTCTTATCTACTTGTAAACAACAGTTAGTTGAAAGGTTAAATGATTCCGGCGCAGTTAAAGCGGCATCGGTCGCAAAGACTGGTCTTATCGCCGATGTTTCAAATGAATTGTTTGATTCGATTATGAAATAATTTTAATTTGTTGGAGAATTTATTATGGCAGATTCAGATAATTTATATGGTGTTGGGGATCATCACAATCCAGGTGACGACCCTTATCACATAACAAATCCACCACCTGTATTTCCACCTGCTCCTGTTCCACCACCAGATCCAGAACCTGCAACAACACAAATTACTCCAGTGACAGTTGAATCGGTATATACGCCGGAAGCACAGATGTCACCCAGCTGGATACCAGAAACACATCCAGCTGGACCTCCGACGGTAGACCCATCAACATATCCCCCACTTGGTCAACAACCAAAACATTGGACAGAACTCTAAGAAAGGTGGAAATTATAATGGCTCAAGATGCTCAACACTGGAATGATATTTTAGATTATATTAAAGTTAATCTTGGAGTTCCAGTTAATTTATTAGAAATTCCAGACGAGGAATTAGTAGGTTATTTACGCAGACATGTATTATCTTTATTCTCACAATACGCGCCACATAAAGCGTTTGCATTTATAACAGAAGCAAACAGAATTAGCTGGGGAACTGGTTCTCCACAATATATGTATAGAATCCCCGTTCCAGAAGGGACTTATATTATTGATATTTACGAAGCTATGCCAACAAAGGAAGTTTCGATAGTAGATATGTATGGTGGAGCTCTTATCAATGCTCAAGCCGCAATGGATCTTGTAATTTCAAATTCCTATATCGATGCTGTAAGATCCATGCAAACAAGAAACACTTGGGAATTCATCCCACCCGATATTATGATTTTTGATAAAGAAACAACTTCGTGTGTTGTAATCTATAACACACCACATACGGTTCTTAATACAATTAGACCAGATCTTTATCATAGAGCTTTTAAACAAATGTGTTTAGGTAATACTAAACTATGGGTAGCATCAATGAGATCAAAATTTGAAAATTTAGCCACACCTTTTGGTCCACTAAATTTAAATTATGATAAACTACAATCGGAAGGTCAAACATTAATTGATAATGCACAAACAGTATTAGATACTATCCCACCCGATATATTAATAGAAGTGAGTTAATCTAAACAAATAAATGGAGGCAAGCAATAAATGGCACAAAATCCACAAGCAAAACTTGAGTCAATTTTTTCGTATTCTTTTCCGGCGAATCACCTTTTACAGGTGTCAATTGTAAAACAACCATCTGAACAGAGTTATAAAAAAGAATTTTTCTGTTTTATAACTCTTGCTCCTGGGGTTCAAAGTCCGCAAGGAGGAAGATCATTTGATTTCAATAACAGAGTTACTATGAAAGTAGAAGGACATCAGGTGACCGCTCTTGCACATGCTATGAGAGCATATGTTCGAGGTCAGGAAGCCATTGTTGGACCTTTCTCAATTTATGTTGATTCGAGTAAGTCTGCATATGGTCAAGGTGGTGGAGGAAAATCTATGATGATTCAACGCACCACAAATCAGAAACAAAACAATGCCCCTATGTTGACATTCTTCTTTAAAGTTGGTTCAAATCAGGCATTAGGTTATTCAATGACCCCAGCTAATGCGTTAGCAGCCGCGGATGTCTTTGAATTCATTGGAAAGAAATGTCTTGAACTAGAATTTTCAAGAGGACCAGCGACAGCCCAGACAGGTGCTTATGAAAACCCAGCACCAGTAGGATTTGCAGATCCAGTTCCTGGGGCAGGCATGCCCAATCAGTTTGCTGGTGCTGCTACACCACCGAATCCAGCAGCTTCTAATGTAGCTGGAAATTTTCAGAATACATTTAGTCAATTCGAAGACACACCATTTTAGTTTAAAAGTGGATCAAAATTCAATTTTCAGAATTTTGATCCACTTTATATTTTTAGGAGGTTTATAAATGTTAATCACTGAAGAGAAAAACTTTTATACAGAAGAATCAACAGATGAAGTCTTAACAGAAGCTATTAAAAAGCTTATTCCAAATTCCGTAAAAGCTAAACTTTCTAGTAGAAAAAATCGTCAGCTTATGCTTGAAAAATATGGTAATGATGCTTTTCTGCTACCAAAACAACTTAAGTTTCCGGTAGTAAATCCAGATACAGGAAAACCGGACTGTGCATTAATTTATGCCGCTCGAATCAGAGCAAAACAGTATGCTGGAACTAAACCAGGATATAGAGAAGTTGCCGCAAAAGCAGAAAATCTTTACAAACAAAATAAATGCAATATAAAATTACATATTCAAATTCATAAAGAATCTGAAGCCTTGATTGATATAGATTTAATCAATCTTATAGAGGTATTATATTAATATGGCGACACCACAAGAAATTCTTCAAGAAATGATAGATGCAGCACCGGCTGCCTCAGAAGCGATTGAAACATCAATTGCACAGATTCAAGTACAAATTGATACGTTTCAAGAAAAACAAGATGCTATGAAAACTGGAGTTGGAAATGAAGCAGCATCTAGATTAGAATCTTATTTAATAGGAACAAAATACACACCAGTTGAAGATTATCATCAGTATAAAGGTCCAACTTATAACGCTATAGAAACTGCTGGTGGAACAATAACTGATTGGAAAATATATGAACGACAAGACCTAACGGGATTAAATTATATATCAAATATAACATTTGAATGCGAAGGGGATCAAACTCTAATTTTTGCTACAGGTGTTTTTGTTGCATTTACTCTGGTATCACCAGAAAAGACATATAGTAAAGTTGTATCATCAAGTTATGATGCCGGAACAGATAAAACTGAAGTAGAAATCGAAGATGGGGTATTAACAGCTGCTCTATCTGAAGCTCTTATACTTAAATATACATACTCTCTGGGAGATGATACAACTGTTGATGAAATAAAAACCCAATGGGATTTTGCTCACGATTATATAGTTACTCCATTAGGATTAGCCACTGGTACATACGGTACACAAGATAATATTGCAAAACTAACAGATGCAAAAAATATGTTAGCAACCAATAAAGCAAAAGTAGACAATTCTGTAGCTGTTTTTAATGAATTTGTATAGGAGAAATAATTATGCCATCTCAATGTAGGATGACTGATATATTTGTGGGAGTTTGCGCTTGACACCCTCCATTGCCACCTATTCCAATGGGTGGCACAATTGTCACTGGAAGTGGCAACTCAAATGGAAATGAATTGGGATTAGCAAGAACTACAGATATTGTAATAGGTTATTGTGGACACCCCGGCACAATAGTTAGCGGAAGTGGAAATATAAATATAAATAATTTAGGAGCAGCAAGAACTGGTGATGTGGTAGTTGGTTGAATTACAGGAACTCTTGTCACTGGAAGTGGCAATATAAATTCAAATTAAAGAGGAAATAAGACATGGGGATGTTTGATAATTTAAAATGTAGTTATCCATTGCCAACAAATAAAAACTTACAAAATAATATTTTTCAGACGAAAAATACTCCAGCTCAATGGCTTGATCTTTATGAAATTAGAGAAGATGGAACTTTGTGGCACGAAACATATGATATTGAAGATCATAGTGATCCTGCCGCTAAATTTCTTGGAAAATTTATCGGGTGTATGACCAAAGTAAATAAACGTTGGGAATTCGTTAATGATTTTACTGGTGAAATTAGATTCTATACAGGAAATGATAAAATTTGGACAGAATTCTCCAGCTATTTCGTTAATGGAAAGTTAAAAGAGCTTCATTTTATTAAAGAAGAGGAACTATAAGAGATGACAATAAAACTTGAAATAAGAGACAGTAACCAAAATTTAATTGAAGAAGATAATTTAAAAATCACAAATGGCGATATACTATTAGTACAAGTAGATCAAAATATACGTCCTTCTGAAATAGATCAAATAGGAAAATCAATAAGGCGGGCATTTAAAGAAAGACTAGAACATCCAGATAGAATAGCGGGAATAATCATTCCAGAGAATATAACTTTGAAAATTTTAAAAGTAACGAAAGAAATTCCAAATAAAGATATAGAAGCACCGAAATATGACACAGTGGATGATGGATTTGGTGGACCACTAGGTTAGAAAGAATAAAAATGAAACAAGAAACTAAATTCGCTTATGTACATACAACAGGAGATATTATTGAGTCAAATCAACTCAAATTATTAGATAATTATGTTAATAATTATCTATTTAGTTTAATTGGTGGGATGCGGCAAGGTCAATTTGGTTTCGACACTTTGCATCGTATTACCGAAGAAATTAAAAAATATCGACAAGTATTAAACAATGGTCGAAAATTCTTTGTTGATTCTGGAGGATATTCCATAATTGCGGGAGATGTATCTCCAAGAGACGTCAGCAAATTTACAGAATGTTATAATATGTTTCTTGAAAGAGATGCACCAGACAATTGTGATTACATATTTAGTTTAGATATTCCTATCTTTCTAAAGTATCCAGAAAATAATAATATTAAAACAATCTATGAAGCCAATTCTAGATCTATTTCGAATTCAGTTAAGGTATTAGAAAAGAATCCAGAATTATATAATAAATTCTCTTTTGTCTGGCAGTTTAAATTATTGAAACAATATAATATCTGGAAACAAATATATGAAGAAAACCTTATAAATAATCAAAAATTAAAGCACTTTGCCATAGGAGGGCTAGTTTCTCTTAGAGGAATAACTGGAATTAAATTTAGTCCATTTATTTCGATGGCATATAAGTGCTTAAAAATAATTCATGATAAAAATTTAAAAGATACAAGTTTGTTACATATTCTTGGAGTATATCATTTACATGATCGAGTTATTATGAGTTTCTTACATAAGCTTTTTAATAGATATTATTTAAAAGACAAATTGTGTAAAATTCAAGTAACATATGATACTGTAAATTACTCTTTAAGTGGTTTATATAAGCTTAAAGAACAAATTATGTTCGTTCCAGAAGATGATGGTTCTTACACTTGTGGGTTTGCACATGATCTTATTGACAAAATGCATCTGGTGATAAATAATCCGGAAGTTCTGGAAACAGTTTGCCGTGATTTACAATGTGTTAGAGACGGGAAAAATGTAGAAGAAACTCGTATGGCATCTCTTTTAAATGTTATTGCACAAACTACAATTGATAAAATCATTGATAATGAAATTGATAAATATAATATAGTCGATTTATTTCTTGAGACAAGTAACTTTAACAGTTTCAAAAATAAGCTCTCGCCGATCTTAAGAGAATTGGAATACAAATATCCTTTGATCTTTGGAAATCGCACAAAAAAGAACTTAATAAATTTTCAATATGTAATGGCATTTGATAGTTGGTGGAAGAATGGACAAAATGAAATAGAGCTAGAAAAGTTAATGGAGAAATTCATCCAGCTCATTAATTTCCCATTTGATCTGTCGGAGTAAATGATGAATTATAATGAATGGAAATTTGAAAACAATCTTAAATCAGACGAAGACGTCAGATTATTTCTTAGAAATAATTTATTGAATAATATGTTTCCAGTAGCAATTTATGTATGTCCCAGATGTAGCGAAGTTCTTGATGATGTTGGTAGAATGTGTTATGTATGTGGCTATGGGGGACAAAAATTAGAAGCTAAAGGATAAAGAGGGGCAAAAATGTCAGACAATCTTGGAATCAAAAAAGAAGTAGATGTACTTCGCAAAGCATTAAAAGAAGATGAAGGGTATTATATTAGTTGGCAAGCCAATATTGCAATGGCTTTTAAAGATGAATATGATAAAATAATGAATGAATTAAACACTCAATACAACCATGATATCATTCATTTAATTGCAAATAGAGCTGCTAAGAACTTCTTGAATCTTTTGATTAAGGAATAACATGATAACCAAACATGAAATTTTAAAAGAAGTATTTGGGTTTGACTCTTTTAGAACAAATCAAGCTGAAATAATTGATAGTTTGTTTGATCCAGAAACAAAAGGGGTTCTTACTATAATGCCAACAGCTGGTGGAAAAAGTATACTATATCAACTTCCAGCGTTAATGTTTAATGGATTATCTATAGTAATTAGTCCTTTAATTAGTTTAATGAAAGATCAGGTCGATTATCTCAAATCTAAAAATCTTCCAGTAGAATTTTATAATTCGAGTCTATCAGATACTGAGAAGAAAAGTATTCATCAAAGACTAATAAATCAAGAATTGAAAATGTTATATGTTGCTCCTGAGAGATTTGGAGATCAGAAATTTACCCAAGCATTGAAAATGACAAATCAAATAGGTTTATTTGCGGTTGATGAAGCACATTGTATAAGCACCATTGGCCATGATTTTAGACCAAGTTATAGAATGATTAAAGATGTAATTGAATATTTAGAACCCAAACAAGTAATTGCTTTAACAGCAACAGCTACTAAAAGAGTTCAGAGAGACATTTGTGAACAATTAAATATTCCAAAAGCTAGAAAATTTATATCTGGTTTTTACCGGCCAGATCTAAAATTATCTGTCAAAACATGCAACACAACATCGAAAATGGACAAAATTATCAGAGAAACATCCTGTTATGTTCATGATGGAATTAATACTGGTATTATATATTGTCCTACGAGAAAACTGGCAGACATGATTCATATAAAATTACAAAACGATGGAATCAATTCTACTATTTATCATGCTGGTTTGTCAGATTCTGTAAGAGAAAAGACTCAGACAGATTGGTTTAAAAATGGTGGAATCATAGTCGCAACTATTGCATTTGGTTTAGGTATCGACAAACCAGATGTAAGATTTATAATTCATGCAGGTATAGCTGCTAGTATCGAAAACTATTATCAAGAAATTGGAAGAGCCTCCAGAGATGGAAAAGGTGCGGAGTGTACCATATATTTTGATGTGTTCAGAGATGTGGATTTACAAAGATTTTTTATTGAAATGTCATATCCTCCCAGAGAATCGATTGAAAATTTCTGGGATTGGTGTCTTGATGAGATTGATCAAAACGATATGATTTTAATGACTCAAAAAGAAATGGCTGAATCTTGTAAATCTTTTATTAAAAGTCATTATGTCTCTGGATGTATTTCAAAACTCAGAGAGAATGGATTTATCGAAACAGTTGCTAATGGAAAATATCGAATTAATCACAATGGGGCCGGTCTTAGCAATTTCGATTTTGATAGTCTTGAGAGAAAAAGAAATGTAAAATTTACAACATTAAAAGAAATGACAGATTTTGTAAATAATAAAAGATCTTGTAGAATGTTACATATTCTAGATTATTTTGATGATTACTCTAAAATATCAGAATGTGGAAAATGCGATATATGTATTGAGAAGCGTATGAAAACAAGACCAGTCTAAAAGAGGAGGCGAAGTGAATAAAACAATTATCACACAAATTATTCCGACCATTCAAGGAGAAGGTCCATCAGCTGGTACACCAGTATTACTCATTAGAGTTGGCAATTGCAATCTGGATTGCGCGTGGTGCGATACCAAATGGTCGAACAATTTAAAACTAAAAGACGTTAAGAAACTTGGAAGCGATAATAAAACTTTACCATTTACAGTTGACGATATCAATTTTTATAAATTTATAGAACATCTTAATGATGCTTATCTTAAAGATACTTCAATCAATACAATTTTATTAACCGGTGGTGAACCACTAATAAATAGAGAATTTGTTAGAAGAATTATATTCAATTCTGAACTGAAAAATATTACTAAAATTGAAATTGAAACCAATGGAGTTCTTCTTGATAATAAAGAAGATGATGATTGGAAAATGTTTGATTCTTGGGATAGAATAATTCAAATTAACATTTCCCCTAAATTAGATCCATCGTATTATAGATCTGAAAAAATTAAAACTCTTGCGGATATTATTGAATTGTTTAAGTACGACATGAAACATTCAATTAAAGATATATTGGAAAAAACAGCGACCACTATTACTTGGAAGTTTGTTTATTCTAAAGCCGGCGAGAAACAGATTAGTCAATTTATAAAGAAAATTCCCAATATAAATTCGATTTATATAATGCCACTAACGCCTGATTATGCAAGATACCAATTCGAAATTGGGTTTCTTAATGCTTATAGAGAATCGTGTTACGATGCAATTGATTATTGTTTAAGAACTGGATATATATTTGTTAGTAGACAACATATTTTTGTATTTAATAATTTTGAGCATAGAGACGAATATATAGATGTAAGAATTAAAATAAATAATTAGAAGGAAAAATTATGCTCGATCCACAAGTAAAAGATCTATATCTAGAAGGAAAAACAGTTAAAGAAATCGAAAAAATTGTAAATCGATCAAAATCAACCGTAATAAGTTGGTTAAAACAACTCGGTGTGTATGATAAAAATAGAGATTATCTTACATTGAATTATACAAATCTTGATTTCTTTAATAAAATTGATACTGAAGAGAAAGCATATTGGTTAGGTTTTATTTATGCTGATGGTTGTATATTTTCATGTCAAAATCCACATTCTAAAAAACTTACAATAGATTTAGGGATAAAAGATAAAGATCATTTGCAAAAATTATCAGACATATTTAATAAACCACTCAATCAATTTAAGAGTTCCCCACATTTGATATGGTTAGTAATTAGTAAAAACCAAGTATATACAGATTTGTTGAATAATGGAATAGAAGAACGGAAAACATATTCAACTTCAACAACAATATTATCCCATGTTCCAAATATTATAATGAATCATTTTATTCGAGGATATTTTGATGGTGATGGATGGACACATCATAATAAATATCATTATAAATTCGGATTATGTGGAACAAAAGAATTTTTATCAGAAATTCAAAAAATTTTAATTCAAAAAATTCAAACAAGACACAACATTCCTATTTATAAGAAACAAATATTTGAATTAAATTATGAAAGTCAAGCAGATGTATTATCTATATACAACTGGTTGTATAAAAATGCCACAGTTTGGTTAGAGCGTAAGCGAGATAAATTTAAAGAAATGATTGAAGTGATTATTCCAAAAGATAGAATTTGTTCACCATATAAAGGTGCTCAAAAACAAATAAGTGGCAGAACCTGGCGCTCACAAATTACATTTAACAAAGAAGCAAAGCACATCAAAAATTGTGAATCAGAACTGGAAGCCGCATATTGGTATGATCTTGAACAAGTTCGCCTTCGTAGAGAAGAAGCAATATATCATATGAATTTTCCATCACAATATGATAATTTTGTTCAATGCATCAATGATGGAATTAAATGAAAATATATTGATTAATAAATTTTATATCGGCAAGATCTTACAAAGGTCTTGCCGATATAAATATTTTTTGGAGATAATATGACTGAGGTAACTCTAGGAAGATATAGTAATATTTATGGTCCAATAAAAAATAGATTTCCAGTTAGTAATCTTCGAGTTGGTCAATTTACTTCAATTGCAACTGGGCTGACAGTTATGTTGGGTGGCGATCATGCAACAAATTTGGTCACAACTACTAATTTTGTTAATTTGATGCCTAAAAAATTTGCAGGTTTATTAAACCCATTCCCACCAACAGGATTAACTAAAGGTGATATAATTATTGATCATGATGTCTGGATTGGTCAAGATGTAACAATTATGTCAGGAGTTCATATTTCAAGCGGAGCAATAGTGGGAACTGCATCAGTAGTGTCTAAAGATATTCCACCTTATGCGGTTATCGTTGGGAATCCTGGTAGAATTGTTAAATATAGATTTGATCAAAACACAATTAATCGTCTACTTAAGATTGCTTGGTGGGATTGGTCAATCGAGAAAATTCATGAAAATTATGCTTATTTTGTTAATCCAGATATTGAATTATTTGTAAATACCTTTGATGTATAAAGGAATGAAATTATAACACCATCTTTGGAGGCGAAATGATAGCAACAGAACAAGCTGCAAAAGAAAGAGATAGAGTGATGAAGGAAATATACACAAATAAACAAAATAAAGAAGAAACTACTAATCTTTTAATCAGAAAAATGTTTGAAAAACAAGATGAATTAAATGTTCATACAAATGGATCTGATTGGAAACAAAATAAAAATCTCAAATGGTATAGGGCAATATGGACAGAAGCTGCTGAACTTATAGATTACACAAATTGGAAATGGTGGCGGAAACAAGACGTTAGCATAAAAGATATTGAAATGGAATTAATTGATATTTGGCATTTTGCAATGTCTGATTTATTAGTTAGATATACTCCAACTCAATATGTTACTGGAACATTTTTAGCATTTAAGAGTCATTTTCGTGAACCCATTAAAACAGACATGAACATCATACAAGAAGCAACAGAGAAGCTAGCATATATGACTTTACGAGATGAGAAATTTCATCTTGAATCGTTTATTGATTTGTGTTCATCATTAAACATGGATATCGAGAAAATTTATAAACTCTATATGGGCAAAAATATTCTCAATAAATTTCGTCAGGATCATGGTTACAAAACTAAAACATATATAAAAGACTGGAACGGTCAAGAAGATAATATTTATTTAATGAAAACGTTAGATAACATAAAAGAAATTGATGATAATTTTGAAAAAATTGTTTACGATAAATTAACTCAGAAATACAAAACTATTTCAAAAGGAGTTATAATATTATGAAGCTATCATCAATTTAAGGAGTAAATAAATGATCACCAAAGATCAATTTGTTCAAATTAAAACATTATACGAATCTGGTAAAAAAGCTACGGAAATTTCAAAACTGCTTAATATAAATTATAGACAAGTCCAATACAGGCTTTATAATTTAAATAACTCTAATCACAATTTCTCACCAAAAAATTGTGATTTTTTTGAAATCATCGATACTGAAGAAAAAGCATATTGGTTAGGATTTATTTATGCAGATGGGTGTATCACTGGTGAAAACAATAATGCCCACAGAATCTGTATCGGATTAAAAAAATCTGATAAAGATCATTTGCAAAAACTTGCAAATATTTTTGAAATCAATTTAAAGAAAAACACCCAATATACAAATCAAGGTTTTAACGGTGAATATGAGTCAATACGTTTTGAGATATGTAATAAAAAAATATTTAAAGATTTAGAAAATTGTGGAATTAAACAAAGAAAATCATATGAAGAAACTTCAGATATTTTAAACTCAATTTCTGAATATTTGATTCATCATTTTATTCGTGGAATATTTGATGGTGATGGGAACGTTGGTTACAAAATAAACAGCAAAAATAATTATTGTGTTTTCAATATATCTGGATCAAAAGATATTCTTGAAAAAATTCAAAAAATAATCATATGTAAAATTCGGTTAAATGAAATTAAAATTCAACAAATATCAGATTATTGTTGGAAACTTCAATATGGTGGAAGAAGAAGTTTAAAGAAATTTTACGAGTGGTTATATAAAGACGCTACAATTTGGATGGAACGCAAAAGAATAATTTTTGAAGAATTAATATATCCAAAATATCTGGACAAAGAATCTAATTTTACAGGAGTAACCAATCAACTAGAAAATACAAAAAATCCATTTCGATGCCGTATATCTATCGGTGGTTCTCAAGAAAATATAGGTTCATATCCATCTGAACTCGAAGCTGCATACTATCATGATCTTGAACAAGTTCGTCGAAGAGGAGAAGATGCAAAACAACATATGAATTTTCCAAGCAAGTACGACACTTTTATACAATGGATTCAAGAAGGATATTAATTAAAAAAGGAGGAATTATGAAATTAGAATTATTAAATGTCGATAAATATATTCAAGATAATAAATTAAAACCAGTGACCACAATTCGTTTATATGAAAAACCTGAAAAGACAGATCCCACCGGATAAAAAACAGTCCCTTTCAGAAGCAATTCTGATCGAATAACTCGGTGAATTCAGGGGAACCCCTATTATTCTAAAAAATTTAGGACAATCCTGAGCCAAGCTTTTAGAAATAGAAGAAGGTGCAACGACTATCCCGTGAGGGAGTACACTCAAGCGAGTGGAAGTACCGAGTATCCAGAAATGGATAATGATATAGTCTAATCTCATAGGTGACTATGAGCAGTTTCTATATGAAACGGATTGAAATTAGCGATTTCAATTGAATACCAAGTGTTTTCAGAGGAGCTCTTTGGTAAGTTCGGAAGCTCCGAGCGCCGGAAAACTTTCGCTTACATAGATCTTAAAGTTCAAATTATTCATCCAGAAGCATTCTCTATTGTAACAGGATTAGATTCAACTGTATCGAAACTCATCAGTGATAAAGCAAAATATATTCTGGATAAAGATGGCGCTCTTGTTGAAGATTCCGAAAAAGGTCAATCTGGAATTAGTTATTTTATTTCAATATTCAAAAAACTTGATCTTGATAAGTTTAAAAAGAACAGAACGAAAATAGTCAGTTTTATAAAAAAGAACAAAGATAAGATATTCATTGATAAGTATCTGGTTCTTCCAGCTGGCATAAGAGATTTATCAATTTCAAAGACATCGAATCAAACAATTGTTAACTTTTCAGATCTGTCCGAATTATATACTAATTTAATTCGGCATACACACGTACTTGGAACTGATGTTAAATCATTACCAGATGAAATCAAAACTCCAATTATTGAACAAATTCAGAAAACTGTTCTTGAAATCAATAACTGGATTAAGAATCGTCTTAAAGGTAAATCTGGCTTAATTAGAGGTGGATTATTAAGAAAAGTTATAGATTACTCTGGAAGATTGGTTGTAACAACCGATAATGAAATGCCACTCGGAATGGTTGGATTGCCTTGGTCAGTTGTTTTAAAATTATATGAACCATTTGCAATCAACTATATTCTGAAAAGAGATCAGAACATGTTAAAATCTATTCAATATATGTTAAAATCAGATACAGATATTGATGTGAGTGATTTAAAGAAATTATTTGCTGTAGTAATAGATAAACCAGAAATAGTTCCAGAAGACATGGTTGATTATTTTATACAAGTTGCAGAGAACGTTGTTAAAGATAAAGTAGTCATATACAAGCGCGATCCGGTAGAAAATAGAGATTCATGGCTTGCAGCTAATGTGAAAGTTAAAAGATCTGGAATGAGTATGTCACTTAATCCACTAGATTTGCCACGTACAGGTGGAGATTTTGATGGTGATGCCTATGCAGTCGTTGCTCTCTTTACAAAAGAAGCACAACATGAAGCTAAAACGAAAATGCATCCGAAATATACAGACTCAATGTGGACTTCTGTAACTTCCGTAAATAAGTGTCCATATACAATTAATCTAGATGCAATGACAGCTATATTTGCAGCAACCAAATAAATATTTGGAGTTTTATATGAAATCAATAATTGAAGGAATATTCAAATATGCAAATTGGAGTAATAGAACTGGTTATGGTGGACCAGCTACTCCACAATCACCAAACGCTAATATACCATCTGCACAACCTTTAAATTCACCGAATTTATTTAAAGGTCCAAATTTAGAAGTCGATCAGTGTGCAAATTTATTTGGTTGGCAGCAGCAAGTTGTTAATATTTTAAATAATCCAAAACAAGATCTTTATATATTGTCACAAGCTGGTAGTGGAAAAACTGCACCGGTAATTTGTCATTGGGTTAATAAGATTCTTAATTTGAGCACTAGTCACCATATAGATTCTCAAGATTTTATAAATTTCTTAGAACATCCGGAAAGAACTAATCAAGTTCTTTGGTTAGTTCCAATTCGAAATCTGGGTGTGAATATAGAAGAAGAAATGATTCAGAGATTTACAGCTATTATTTTACAAATAATAAATAGATCTTGTGCGACAGTTCAATCTACGACTGACCCAAATTCAGTTGATTTGATTTTTAGTTCTAGTCCAAATTTTAATATTTTACAAATTATAAGTGCTTTATCAAATTATGGTAGCACCCAGATTAGACAGATATTAATTGGCGCACCAGGTCAACCAAATTCAGGATTAATACAAAAAAATACTCAAATGATTGGTCAAAATAATCCAACTGTAATAAGCAAAGATATTCCAGAATTTAAAACAAATCTTGGAATATTGGTCAAAAGTTTCGTTGAAAATGCTTTAGTTGGTAGAATTCAAGAAGGATGGAATAGAACAAAATTGGGTCACACTGAGGGTCTTAAGCCATTTGTAATTTCAATTTATGAATCTGCAAGTAATATCATTGATGATTTTGACAAACTTCGATTGATTATTTTTGATGAAGCTCAACGTATACAAGGTGGCTCAGAATCTGATGATAAAAGAGCAGCTCAAATTGGTGATAGTATCCACAAAGTTTTATTTCATCATAATGGAAGAAACGCCCAAATGATAATGTTAAGTGGTTCTACTAGTTCAAAAACTGCAAATAATGTTATTCATTATTTTAATTTAGCATATGATAGAAGATTCGAAAATCAGGGCTTATTTCAAACTCCGGAAGGTGTTACAAATCCAGCTGACATTAGAGTATTTCCTATGTCGGGATTGAGTGATAGATATAAACAAATGCAAATCGTCAAAACAGCTCTTGCCGAAGGAAATCTAAGAAAGAGTGGAATTGTATTTATTATTTTTGGGAAAAATAGAATAAATGCTTTAATAGATCAATTAGTACCAACTGAACGAGGGATTGTTAATCCAGGCAAAAAATTATCAACAACTGTTGGATCTTTATATAGTAAATCTGACGTTGACGAAATTACAAAACCTGGTGAAATTAACGATATATTAGATGACCGATTAAGAAGAGCCGCAAGTCATGGACTTGGATTTCTATACAGACCAGAAGAATTAACTCCAGATAGAGAACATGATACAAAAATTATTCAGAATTTATTTCGTAATGGAACTATAAAAATTCTATTCGCAACAGATGCTGTTAGAGAAGGAATGAATATTACTTGTAAAGAAATGTATATTCCTTCTATTCTATTACCACCAGACAGAAGAAAGATGGATGAAGGTTCTTTGGCTCAATTAATTAATAGAACTGGCAGAAAAGAAGGAACCTATGCAACAATATATACATCTCCTGAATTTGTAGGTGATATAACCAGAGCTTTATCAAAAGATTCTGATAGGTTTGGAGAACAACCATTTGTATTACCAATGTCAGCAAAAGGAAAACTTGAAGCCGGATTAAATTATGGAGCAAATATTCCTGTTTATGCGGCAAAAGACTTTTATAAAGCTTTTAGACAAGCTTTCGGTATTTAATAAAGGAGAAAATAACATTGAAGATAGCTTTTACAGGATCGCATGGAGTTGGCAAAACAACTTCAGTTTTTGAATTAGCACACTCTAAAAAATTAGAATTTTCAAATAAACGTGTTGGAATTTTTCATGAGAATGCAGCAAAAGCTCCAAAAGGACTATTTAATAAAAGCGGCACAAAAGAGTCACAATTGTGGATTTTCACAAATCAAATGCAGGAAGAAATATCAATGTCTTATGAATATGACATTTTAGTTTGTGATAGAACTGTATTTGATTCAATTGCGTATACTAATATAGTTTTAGATTCTGAAAAACTTTGTGAGTGTATGTTTGCTCTTGCAATGGAACACATCATTTCTTATGATCAAATTTTCTTTAAATTGATAAAAAATAATAACTACTGGTTTGATTGTTCTCATAGAGAGACAAAAGATGTTAATTATAGACAAGATGTCGAAAATATTCTTATGGAACTATATGAAAAAACCGGTATAACAAAAACAAATCGTTTTAAAATTATTTAATATTCGTCTGCGCCCGTGGTGTTCTTCGCGCATTCTACCCATTCCCACCCAAGATGTTTGAATCTTGGAAACAACTATGTGCGTTTGGGAGACTACTTTCATACAAGTGGTCACTCCTTTCGTTGTGAAATGGGCGTTTGTAGTTGTCGCCCAATTAAGATTTAATAATTTCAAAGCTTATATAGAAATGATATTAATAAACCAGGAGGCTAATAAGTGAATATACAAGATCCTTACAAAGGTATTGAATTTGAATTTAAAAAAGTAGAAATTAAAAGCTCAACAGGAGACATGGTTTTTAGTGATAAAATAGAATTTCCAAAAGATTTCGATGATAATGCAGCAGCTATTGTTGCTAGCAGGTATCTATGTAATGATGCCAAAAATAAAGAAACCTCTCTTAAACAAATGATTGATAGAGTAAGTAATACTATTACCGAGTTTGGATTGAAACAAAATTATTTTATAAAAAATTATGATATAGGTGGTGATCCTGATCCAGCTATGTTAGAATTTAATTATAAATTAAAATACTATCAAATGAATCGATATTTTGCATTTAACAGTCCTGTATATTTCAATATAGGAGTTCAAGAAGTTCCTCAAACCAGTGCATGTTTCATTCTGGATGTTCAGGATGACATGGATTCTATTACTCAAATGGGAAAATTAGAAGCCCAAATCTTTAAGAAGGGTTCTGGTGCTGGATCTAATTTAAGTGCCCTAAGAAGTTCAAAAGAATCTGTTAAAGGTGGTGGAAAAGCTTCTGGACCTGTTTCTTTTTTGAAAGTTCATGACTGTTCTGCTGGAGTAATAAAATCTGGTGGTACGCTTAGACGATCAGCAAAATTAGCTTGTTTAAATGTCAACCATCCAGACATTGACGAATTCATTGATTGTAAATTATTTGAAGAAGAAAAATTAGCGATACTAAGAAAAGCTGGTGTAAAAAATAGACCAGGATATGATCTTGCCGATGAAGTATTTTTTCAAAACACGAATTTGTCAGTAAGAGTTACAGATGAATTTATGGAAGCTGTTCTAAATGATAAAGATTATTCTACAAAATATATCAAAACTGAGAAAATCTGCAAAACTTACAAAGCTAAAGATCTTTTAAGAAAAATTGCTGAAGTTTCACACAAGATAGCTGATCCAGGCATAATGTTTCATGATACCTTTAATAAGTGGAATACATTAGCTAATGATGGTCAAATTGTAAGTACTAATCCGTAAACTCAACATGCGGATTTAAAACTCCTCTAATTCGGTGGAACTCCCTCTGGGACAATACCGAGCCAAGCTTCAACTAAAGCTGCTAACTTTAGTTGTTGAAGGTGTAACGACTAGTCGAAAGACGTAAGCTCAAGCGAGCTGAAACGGGGAGCATCCTTAGAAAAAATATGAAATATGAAATTTAAAATTCTTATATAGAAATTATTAGGGTAGACTATATCTTTGTGCCCTAGAAATTTCTATTAGGAGAAACTTAAATGAATGAAATGAATTGGCCAGAACACGTTGTAAAAAATTTTTGGAGTAAAGTAAATTATCCAGGAAATGATCAAGATTGTTGGGAGTGGACAGCTTATGTATTGTGGGATGGATATGGACAATTTAGATTTTTTGGTAAAAATATAAAATGCCATAAAGTCTCATATATGTATTACTTTGGACCAATTCCTCCAGGACTATGGATATTACATAAATGTAATAATAAACTTTGTGTAAATCCAAATCATTTATATGCTGGTACTCGACAAGATAATGCAAATGATGCAAAATATTTTGAAACATTTGTTGGTTCAAAAAATGGTAGAAGTATTTTAAATGAAAATAAAATCTATGAAATTATAACAGATGTATATAATAATAAATACACATCAATATGTCAAATAGCAGATAATTGTGGTGTATGTCCACAAACTATACGATACATTTTCAAAAGAAAACTTTGGACACACATAACAAAAAATATTGATAATGATACAATGACACTGCTAAAACAAAAATTAGGAATTAAATAAATATTAAAAATCTAAGGATGAAGATATAGTCTACTCTACATAGTAATATGTAGCAGTCTAATAAATAAAGTTGAAAGACCTTATTTTATTTAGACGGATAAGAGAGTAGCGTCTCTTATTGAATATGAAAGGTGGCGAGTTTAGCTCATTAAATAATACAAGTTGTAATCTGGCAGCAGTCAACTTAATGAAATTTTTCTCAAGAGACAAAGAAAATAATGTAGTATTTGACTACAAAACATATAAAGATGTTATCTCAACTGTCATAACCGCACAAGATATAATAATAGACAACTCTAGTTACCCAAGTTCAGACATTAGATCAAAAACAATATCATATAGAAATCTTGGTCTTGGATATACAAATCTTGGTGGATTATTAATGTGGCTTGGTCTGCCTTATGATAGTGACGAAGGAAGATATTTAGCAGCTGGGTTAACAGCTCTTATGACAGGAATTGCATATGAAACAAGCGCAGATCTTGCCGACAAAATTGGAGCTTTTTTAAAATTTGAAGATAATTCATCTCCATTTTACAATGTCTTAAATCAACACTCTAAAATACTTCATAAAACTTTTGAAAATGTCGAATTTCAAAAAGAATATATGAATTATATAAGGATAATGTGTTATGACACATGGAACAAGGTAATAGGGAGAAATAAATTCAGAAATGCACAAGTAACACTTCTCGCTCCAACTGGCACAACTAGCTTTATCATGAATGCTGTTACAACTGGAATTGAACCAGAATACAGCTTAATCAGATACAAACGTCTAGCTGGATCAGATGGTGCAACGTTAAAAAGTATCAACCCAATTGTTGAAGAGTGTTTAAAAAATTTAGACTATTCTGAAAAAGAAATTCCAGAATTAGTTAAAGAACTTGTAGAACCAGATGGAAATACTATAACCTCGTTCAAAAACAATGACAGATCAATATTCTTAACAGCTGCTCCAACTTCAGGAACAAATCTTTGTATAGATTATATGGGACACGTTAAGATGTGCGCCGCCGTACAACCATTTCTTTCTGGCGCTATAAGTAAAACAATCAACTTACCAAAAGATGCTACAGTTGATGAAATTTATAATCTCTATATTAAAGCCTGGCAAATGGGGTTAAAAGGTATTACTATTTACAGAGACGGAAGTAAAAACTTCCAACCGTTATCAACGGAAAGTGATAAAAAAATTAACACTCCAATGAAATTAACTAGAAGAAAAATGCCGAATGAACGACCAGCAATCACTCATAAATTTAGGATTGGGAGCAGTGAAGGATATATTACTTGTGGAAAATATGAAGACACTGGAAAACTTGGTGAAATCTTCTTAAACGTATCAAAAGAAGGATCTGTAATTTCTGGTTTTGCGGATGCACTTGCAACAGTATTAAGCATTGCATTACAATATCAAGTTCCATTAAAAGATTTTGTAAGAAAACTTTCACATCTCAAGTTCGAACCAAATGGATTTACGTCAAATCCAGATATTCGTGTTGCTCATAGTATTGTCGACTATATTGCAAGATATATCGGATTAAAATTCCTTCCAAAAGAGGAACAAATTGAACTTGGATTAATTCGATCTAACGATACAAATGATATTTTGCTTGAAAAGGAACGAGCAAACATCTCATCTCATGATCAAGATGTTGGACCAAATTGCCCCAATTGTGGAACAATTATGAGACGTTTGGGAAGTTGTTATTTTTGTAGTAATTGCTCATATAATGCTGGAGCATGTGGATAAAATTGATGGGCTGGTGTAGCTTAGTAGGTAAAGCAGTAGATTTGTAATCTAAAGAGCGGGGGTTCGACTCCCTCCACCAGCTCCATTTTAAGGAGAATATATGTCTTATGCATTTGGATCACTTGCGGAAAATTCTAGTTACTCATTAAACTTTCAAAAAAATGGTAATACTGAAATCAATTTTATAGTTTTTGATACTCATAAAAAAGAAGACATTATAAGAATTTTAAAAGAACAAATTACAGATCTTGAAGAAAATTGGTCACAGAATCAATCCTAACTGAAGGGAGTTTATTATTACTTATGGAAGAATTGGAATCTCCTTGCGTTACCTGTGAATTTCGCAATCGGGTAAAAACAAAATGTACAAACATAAAAAACTATTGCAGAGAACTTCTTAGATTTCAAAATAAACTAGACAAACTTGATCATTCTATAATAGATACCCAATATGATTCTGAAATACCAATTAGTTTCGGATCAAGAGTAAGGAGTCGTCGTTATGATTTCGATTAAAAAATTATTTGAAAATTTTGTGTTACCCGGCAAGATTCATAAGATGAAACAAATATTTCATTCTCAACCAATGCTTCCTGCTGAAAATAGGCGAGGACTTAATAAGATCAAAAAACTGAATAGTAAATTAAAAAATATAAATACTCAGATACAGAGGTAATATTTATGACAGTATCAAATCCAATTATTTCAAATTCGAACAATGTATATGATTTAATTAAAGAAGGCAAAACACTCACATCAAAAATACCATACTCTCATGATTTTAAAACAGGTGGAAAAGTCATGAATTTACAGTTAGGTAGAATATGGTTTAATAATTTATTGCCTAACAATTATCCATTAGTAAACGAACCTGTTACTCAAAAGAAAATGAACAATATCATTATCGATATATATAAAAAATACGGAACAGAAGAGGCTTCATCTATTATTTCTAAACTTCAAACAGAAGCGTTTACATTAGCTACGCTATCTCCAAATTCATTTGTTATTGATATGTTCATTCCTCCGCCAGAATGGTTAAAACAAAAAGAAGCTTTTGAGAAGGTTGCAAATAAACTTTCTCCATTTGAATTTAAAAAAGAAGCTGAGGTTTTAACAAAAGAACTTTTAAAATACATTGATGAATCTGGATTTAGAGCAGAAAATATAATGACCTCTGGTGCAAAAGGAAACCCAATTTCTGATTGGGGAGCTCTATTGGTTGCCAAAGGATACGTTATAGATATTGAAGGGAATCTTCTTGGTCCAATTATAAATAGTTTAAATGATGGATATGGAAAAATTGATTATTATAATGCAGGCTCAGAATCTAGAAAAAATTTCTATATGAGATCTGCATTAACAGCTCACCCAGGATTAAATTAGTCCTGATTAAATCTCGTGAATTCAGGGAAACTCCTACCAAAATTCTTTTAGAATTGTTGAGGACAATCCTGAGCCAAGCTTCTAATAAAGCTGCTAACTTTATTAGTTGAAGGTGCAACGACTATCCCGAAAGGGAGTACACTCAAGCGAGTGGAAGCGCCAGACATTCCCTATATAAATAACACAAGGAACAAAAAATGAATAAAACTTTTAATTTCAATCAAATGAAATATAATAATAGTATACTTGATCGATTTCGAAATAAAATTAAAATCCCAGAAGATGTTGAAAATAAATGTTGGGAGTGGATTGGAAGAACACATAACAAATATGGAGTATTTGATCTTGAATTTAATAATATCAAAACGGTTCAAGCACACAGATTTTCATACGAATTATATTTTGGAACAATTTTAAATGGACTGGTGATTAGACATTCCTGTGATAATTGTTCATGTGTGAATCCATTTCACTTAATCTCGGGAACTCAACAAGACAACATAAATAATGACATGGTTACAAGAAATCGTCAAGCAAAAGGATCTCAGTCTGGAAGAGCTACGTTAGATGAAGAAACTGTTATTGAAATTTTGGAAGGAATAGAGACTAAAAAATTCACATCAATATCTCAAATTGCTCATTTTTATACAATTAAAGGTGAAACAATCGGAAATATATTAAATGGCACACATTGGGCACATGTTACCAAAGATTTTAATCTTAAACAATTAAAATCGATGTTGGTTTTTGGAAAATCTCAACTTACAAAAGATGAAGTTTTAGAAATTGATGCTTTGTTAAAATCCGGAGAATTAGTTAAGAATATTTGTTCAACATATCTTGTATCTCAAAAAGTAATTTATGATATAAAATATCGTAACACTCATAAAGACATTTTAAAATAATCATAGGGAATGATGATATAGTCTGTTCTCATAGGTAACTATGAGTTCTTCCTCGGAAGAAGCTTAGGAGTAGCGATCCTAAGTAAACATTTAAGATCTTACAAGAAAAATGGTAAATGCTAACGCTGGATTAGTTATTGATACAAAAACGAAAGATTGTGGAACAAAACATACTTTCGATTTAGTAGTTACAGAAGATCTTGCCGCACTAGTACTTCAAAGAAATTATATAACTCAAGTTGGAACAATTAAAACAATAGAGTCAACTGATCAAGTTTTAGACAAAAAAATAAAATTAAGATCACCATTATATTGTAAATCAGAGAACGGTATTTGCCCAACTTGTTATGGTAATCTGTATAAAATTTTAAACACAAATCACATAGGAATACTAGCTGGTGGAGCAGTCAACATAGTTGGTATTAATGCTATGATGAAAATGAGACACAAGTCTACTTCAGTTAATACTAAAGAAGTAGACTTTGTAGATATGATTAAAAAAGCTGGAATTGATATTAAAACCCTCAGTCATGTATTAGATATTAAAAAGACAGAAATATCAGCTAAAATTCCTTGCAGTATAGTCATAGATGATTCTGAATATGATGATGTATCTTTAATTGACTGTGGAAATAAATATCAAATTGTTGGAGTATTAACTGTTCAATATGGTGATCCGCCGGATATTAATTTTATAACATTACCATTTGCAATTATGTTAGATTGTTTTATTCCGGCAAATTCATCAGTTGATGGTCACATTATTACTCTAAATTATGAGCCAGGTGAAAAAATATTGGCTCAAGAATATTATGATGATACATTTAATGAGCGCACCGTTGATAGACTTTTTGAAGGTGGTGCAAAATACATAACTAATCCAGAAGTATTAGTTATGACTATTCATGATAAAATAGAAGGAATTGATCTTGTTCACATCGAAGCTATTGTTTCAAATATGTTTAGAGACAGCGAAGATTTAACAACTCCTGCAAGGCTTACAGATTATAAAAATGTAGAAGTTATTGGTCAGAAAAAACTTCCATATGTAATATCCTGGTTATCAGCACTAGGATTTGAGAATATTAACAGAGCAATTAAAGTTGGATTAATTGAAGGCAGAGATGCTAAACTTGATCCAATTGAAAATATTGTTATGGAAAGATATTCTCAAAATGAATAAACATGGGCACTGGTAGTGCTTGATGACTTCGCCGGTCTCGCACTCCTGCAGCCCAGGTGGATCGGTTCGTAAGAAATTATGAACCGATCCACTATTATTTTTATTTAAAACTTTAAAAAGGTCACAAAATATGACAATAAATAAGCTAGAAGTATATAGGGACTTTATAATAAAAAGATACAACCCAATTGGAGCTAACTATTCATTATCAAGTATAGATAACGAATTGTTCTGTATTAAAAAATTTTCAGATAACAATCGCAATCAATATTGTCCAAATGTTTTGCGTATGGATGATACATCATACATGATACAAAAATATTCTTTCGATATTGGTTCTGAAAAAGGAATTGATTCTCAAAAAGTCAGAAGGTTATTTTTTTCAATAACATATAATGAATTTGAAAAACAAATGGATGAAATCTTAATGTGGTTATCAAAACTTAATATGCGTCACAGAGATATTCATCCAGGAAATTTATTATTTTCCGAATCCGAAAAAAGATTCAAATTGATTGATTTCTACTTTTCTCAAATTTATGGTATTAACGTTGAAATTCCCAACTCATTAAACGATCGCTATTCAATAGATGATCACACTGCTATAGAAAAATTAAAAAAAGAAGTTAAAGCAATTTATGATAGCACTTTTAATGATTGTAATGATACAATATTTCCAATATTTGATAAAATTGGTGTCGAAAAATTTGACGGCTCATCTGTCAGTAAAGGTGTTTTATATCACGATATAGACATTCCAATTCTAAATAAACAAAAATGTGTAGTTCATTTACCAATTCTTTTAAGCTCTATTCTTAATAACACCACATTTAATCCGAAATCAGTAATAGATATTGGTTGTGCAGAAGGATTGTATTCATATAATATATTGCGAAAATTTTCACCAGATATTGTATATATGTATGAGGCAGATCCTTATGTAAATTTATATCTTGCTAAAACAAAAGAAATATTTAACATAAAAGAAATGAATGTTAGATCAAAAATTGCGTCTGTTGATGATCTACAAGAAGCGGAATTAGTCTTAATGTTAAATGTTCACATGTGGTTATATAAAAATTTAGGAAAAGAAATAACAGAACAAATTACTAAAAGACTTATACAATCTTGTAAAGAAATGTTCTTCTTAACCGCAGGAAGTGAAAGTGGTGGAATGTTTACACTTAAAGATCTAGAATTTTCATCTAGAGAACATATGAAAACATATCTAAAAAAATTAGGTGCAAAAAATGTATATTATATAGAAAAAATTCCAATTCATGGTGGTGTTCGACACCTGTTTAAAATTTCAAATATATAATAAATACTCGGAGGCGCATTTTAAAATGATTAAGTATCAAGGAAAAAATTCAATAATTTATCCTCTTGCTAAAATAATTTATCCAGAAAATCTATCAATTGGAATGGAATCTGTTATTGACGATTTTGCATTTATATATGCTTCTGGAAAAGGTATACAAATTGGAAATTTTTGTCATATTACAGCCCACTGTTCTGTATTTGCTGGTGGTAAAGTAATATTCAATGATTTTTCAGCTATTGGACCTGGGTGCATAGTATTAGCAGAAAGTGATGATTATCAGGGCAATGGATTTATTGGTTTGAAAGTTTTCGGCGATAAGTATCGAAATCGAGTTGAACTTGATGTAACTTTTGAAAAACATGCTCATGTCGGAGCAGGTTCAATTATTCAACCAGGTGTCACAATCGGAGAAGGCTGTTCAATTGGATCTGGCAGTCTAGTCACAAAATCAATGCCACCGTGGACAATTTGTTTTGGTTCGCCTTGTAAACCAATAAAAGATAAACCAAAAGAAAAACAATTACAAATGGAAAAAGATTTCTTGGAAGAATATTATGCAGAAAATAACATATGCTGAAGATGGATTATCAACTATTCACAATTGTGATTTTATAAAAGATCCAAGATTTATATATGCTTTTAATAGGGGAATGCAAGCGCATGGAATTTCTCTAGATGTTCGGTGGAGAATTCATATCGCATTGTGGATAGCTGATACTGTTAAAAACTTAGAAGGTGATTTTGTTGAATGTGGAGTAAATACCGGCATTCTAAGTTCGAGCATTATGGAATATATAAATTGGAATTTTTTAAATAAACAATTTTTCTTATTTGATACATTTAATGGTGTCGATATAAAATATTTAAATGATCACGAAAAAGCTATTTTGGATGATAAATTATATTCAGAATGCTATGAACGTGCAAAAGATAATTTTAAAGAATTTAAACATGTTCATTTAATTAAAGGAACTGTTCCGGATACGTTAAATTCTATCAATATTGATAAAGTGTGTTATCTTTCATTAGATATGAATTGTACTTTCCCAGAAATTAGTGCAGCTGAATTTTTTTGGCCAAAGATGTCGAGGGGTGCAATAGCGCTTCTTGACGACTATGGCTATCCTGGTTATGAAAGTCAAAAAATAGCATTTGATAAGTTTGCACATCAAAAAAATATTACAATCCTATATTTACCAACAGGTCAGGGAATATATGTCAAACCATAACATCAAAAAAACAATTTTGGGATCTAATATTGCAAGAGAACCAATATACACCCCAGAATCAATTTCAGATTTTGATTATGATAGAGATCTTGGTAATTCTGGTCAAGAACCATTTACCAGAGGAATACATGAAAATATGTATCGTGGTAGAGAGTTTACAAGAAGACAATTGACTGGGTATGGATCTCCAGAAGATACAAATGAAAGAATGAAATACATGATAGATCATGGAGCATCAGGATTAAATATTCTTTTCGACATTCCAACAATCCAAATGTATGATTCTGACGATCCATTTTCTCTAGGACAAGTCGGATTATCTGGAGTTTGTATTGATTCAATAAATGATTTTGAAACTCTTTTTAAAGATATACAAATTAATAAGACTTCAATTTCTATTGTTACTCATTATCCAACAAACACAACAATTTTATTTTCAATGTTTTTAGCATACGCAGAAGAACAAAATATCCCTTGGAAAGATCTCAAGGGAAGTGTTCAGAATGATACAACATTAGAAGAATTGGTTCGAAGTGGAGCTGACTTCATTAGCCCAAAAGATTGCTTTAGAATTCAATGTGATAATATTGAATTTCTTAGAAAAAACGTTCCAGATTGGAATGTAATAACTCTCAACGGATACAATTTACGAGAATTCGGGACATCTATAATTACTGAATCTGCTATCGCAATTGCAAATGGAATTGCAACTCTTGAGAATTTAATTAAAAGAGGATTAGATATTGATTTTATTGCCAGTCGAATTTCTTTTTTTTGGGCAATTTCGAATGACTTTTTTGAAGAAATTTCTCGATTAAGAGCTGTTCGTAGACTGTGGTATAAGATTATAAAAGATAGATTTCATGCAAAAGATCAGAGATCGATGTGGATGCGATGTCATGTACAAACATCTGGTGGTGCATTAGTTCAACAGGAACCAATGAACAATATCATCAGAGCTTCTTATCATGCTCTTGCTGCTGTTCTTGGAGGAACTCAGTCATTACATGTTAATTCGTATGATGAAGCGTATTCTATCCCCACCTCTGAATCCGCTTTATTATCATTAAGAACCCAACAAATTCTCCAAGAAGAGACAGGAATTACAAATGTAGTAGATCCACTTGGTGGTTCATATTATATTGAAGCTTTAACAAATAAAATCGAAAAACTCATTATAGAAGAGCTTGCCGAAATAGAATCCAAAGGAGGATATATTTCAATAATTGAATCTGGTGAAATGCATAAAAAGATTTCTTCATATTTTTATGAACAACAGAAAAGTATTGAATCCGGCGAGATCTCAATTATCGCATACAATAAATATAAGTCTGATGTAGAAGTGCCGCAAATAAACATATTTGAATACCCAAATAATACAGAAAGACTTCAACGAGAAAAATTAACCAAACTTAAATTAACTAGAGATAATGAAAAAGTTACTAACTCTTTAAATGCTTTAAAGTATGCATGTAAAAATAATAAAAATTTATTTCCTTATTGTATTGAATGTGCCAAATCCAGATGCAGCGAAGGAGAAATGTTTAAAGTGATTAAGAATACATTTGGGTTATGGCACCCACCAACTTTTTGGTAGAACTAGGAGAAGTTATGACAAGAAAAATAAGAGTTCTTCTAGCAAAACTAGGATTAGACGTTCATAATAGAGGAATAATCACAGTAGGAAAAGAACTTGTAAATTCTAATATGGAAGTTATTTATATCGGCAATGCGCTTCCTAAAGAAATTATTCAAACAGCAATACAAGAAGATGTGGACATAATTGGTATTAGTTCATTAGCTGGAGCACACCTTACATTGGGTAGTTATTTAATAGAATTATCTAAATCAGAAAATATAATAAATAATACTGTAATTGTGATTGGAGGTGTATTTCCACCAATTGATGGAATCCGTCTTAAAACAATTGGATTTGATGATATTTTCACACCCGGCTCTACTGGAACTGAAATCGTCAATTCTTTAAAACAATTAGTAGACAAAAAATGTAATAAAACATAGAGGAAGGTAAAAATGATAAAAGTTTTCGCAAGTAAAACAGGACAAGAAGAGATAGATGAAGTGACAGATACTTTAAAATCTCAATGGCTTGGTCTTGGATCGAAAGTTACTACATTTGAACAAGAATTAGCAAAAAGAAATAATTTCAAATCAGCAGTGATGACGGACAGTTGTTCGAATAGTCTATACACAGCAGTTCGTTGTTTTGATTTTCCTCCAGGATCAGAAATTATTGTTCCATCATTAACATTTGTATCATGCGCACATGCAATTGTATTAAACAATTGTGTTCCTGTATTTTGTGATGTAGATTATGATACTATGAACTGTTCATTAAAAACTATTCAACAACACATTACTCCAAAAACAAAAGCAATAATGGTGGTTCATTATGCTGGTTTACCAGTTAATATTGGCCCAATTTTAGAGCTTGGAATACCAATTATTGAGGATGCGGCATGTGGCATTGATTCTAAACTAAACGGTGTTTATTGTGGAGGACTAGGTGATATCGGATGTATTAGTTTAGACAGTATGAAAAACATCAGTGCTGGTGAAGGTGGTGTAATTGTTGCAGCAAGTCCAACAATGATTGAAAAAGTAAAACGTTTAAGATATTGTGGAATTGCGAAATCAGGAATCGATGCAGCTAAAGAAAATAAAAATAGATGGTGGGAAACAGAGGTATTATATGCTTCTATTCGACAAATGCCGAATGATATTATAGCATCTGTTGCTCTTGCCCAATTAAGAAAATTAGATAAATTACAAGCAACAAGAAAACATGTCTGGGATACTTATCAAAAAGAGTTTAAAAATCTGCCACTTGATCTTCCAGTAGATGCTAAGATCAATGAGCAACATTCATATTTTACATACGCTATAAAAATGTTTTTTCTTGGAAAGAGAGATGAATTTGCCCGATATCTATATGACAATGAAATATATACAACACTAAGATATTATCCGTTACATTATATGAAATTGTATAAGACAAATCAATCTCTACCAAATACAGAAAAACTTAATGAAACAGCTTTGAATTTACCAATACATCCTAATTTATCAGACAATGATTTAGATAAAATCATAACAACTGTAAAAAGGTTTTTTGTATGAAAGAAGCCGTTCTAATTGGATCATATTCCAATACAATGGAGAAAGAAATTTCTCTAATTAAAACAATATTAGATTGGAAGAAACACAATATACCAATTATATTATCTACTCATTATCCTGAAAGTGAAAGAGTTCAGAATTTAGTAGATTATTACATTTTTGATAAAAAACAATTTATGGAAGATAAGTTAACTGTCAATCAATTTTATGGATGTGGTTCTTTTCGAATCGATGCCCCAGCTAACAGGCCGTATCACGCGGCAGCTGGAATGATAGCTCTTCAAAATGCAATTAGAGCATTTGGTGATAAATATGATTTTATATACTTACAAGATTATGACGTACAACTAAACAAAGAAGAAGCTATAAAATTTTGTAGAGAATTACATTCCTCAAAATTCGAAATCTTTATGATGAACTGGCGAGAACTACAAGACGCATATGCAACAAACGTATGTTTCTTTAAACAAGGTATGTTCAATAAAATTTGGGGAGATATTCAATCGGTCGAGGATTATTTAGCATTAGTACAATTGACTCCTCAAAAGAATATTTTTATAGAACATCTTGCTAAGAATTTGATTGAATTTAAAAACTTAAAAGACTATCTTTATTTATTTAATAAAGAACAATGTGATAAATTAATTAATGATTTTAGCGAACATACAGCAGACGTTGTTGAACCAAGAATATATATGTCAAGTACTACTACTGGAAGAGCAGTATTGTTTCTTGTTAATCCGGAAAAGGGAAAATTAGATTTTAAAATTCAAACAAAAAATTTAATAAATGGACAAGAAAACGAACGAATACAAAGCTTAGTTGGGCCAGTATCTATGTATTGGTCCTTATATGAAAATACATATGTCAAAGTTCAATGTAATAAAATTGAAAAATCATATTATGTTACACCTTTTAACACATTCAATGAATGCACGTTTAAATTTCTCGACAATACACAAATCTTTGCAAAATCATAAAAGAGGAAATAAAATGGTTAACGGAAAGCGAAAGGGCGGTAAGATGGAAAGAGATACCGCAAAAACTCTCTCGTTTTGGATGTTTGATGATGAACATGTTTTAAAAAGAGAACCAACTTCAGGAGCTATCAAACATGCATATTGTGGAGATGTTTTCCCAATGAAACAAATTGAATGGAGTTATTTTCCATTCTTAATAGAAACGAAAACTGGATATGAAGAACATACTCCAACTCTTTGGAAGTATACTAAAGTTCTTGAATGGTTTAATAAATCAATTATTGAAAGTAAACAACATAATCAGTGGATAATTTTCTTAATTTGCCAATTTAAAAATCAGTCTCAACTGCTATTTACAAATTATCAGTTTGACCTTAACAAAATTGTGCCTGTGGCTATAATTCCAAATCAGTTAAACGGTGAGATTCAATGGATCAATACATACCTTTTTAAGGAATTGATAAAGTTGAATTTTCTAGATCTTTTCAATACAGAAATACAGTATAGGTGAATGTCATGAAAAATAAAGAATTAAAACAAATAGATTTAGAAAAGATATTTCCAGAAAAATTAATTCCTATGTCAGAAGATACACATGAAGATTGTTCGAAATGTGATAATGCTCAATGTAAATGTGATCAAATTATGGAAAATTTAATACAAATTATTACTCTATCAGATCAAATTGGACATCATGAATTACACAACATTACATTAACTATATTCTCAATACTACAAAATCTAAGTACTCATGAGGATGGTCTTTTAGAGATTATGTCAACTTGCCAAAAAGTCTTTAAGGAGCTATATCCAAAAGATATGGGGCAAACAATTAATTAAGAGAAGGGATTTATAAGATGAATTATAGTTCAATTCAACCAGGATATGTTATTAAACAAAAACTCTTTATCGACAAAAAAACAATATTTATCGTTTTACCAGATACAAATATTGATATCGCTACAGAAATTTATAATACAAATTTCTTAGTATCAAATTGTAAAGGTCTTGTTTGTCCAAATAAAATACTCACAATTGGTAAGAGAAAGTTTAACGGCAAGATACATTTTTTTGATATCAAAAAAAGAATGATATCTCCAGAGAACGATCAAAAAATCGGCAAAAAGTTAAGAGTATTTAATAGTTTAATCATTGAAAAACCAGATAAAGAGATTATATCTTCGTCGAGTAAAGTAAGTAATTATTACTTTTACGATACAACGGTTTGGAGTCAAGCATTAGAGTTTTTATTGGCAAAATTTGCAGAGCGCACCGTCGTTAAACAATTATTCGAAGAATTAGTATCTTTATACAAACAACTCAAATCTAATAATAATGATTATAATATAGAAGTGTTGTTTCTTATTAAAAATCAAAATGGAAGATTATATAATATTTTTAAGAGTATTAGAACATACGCCAAATCAATTGATCTTCCAGCTCTTAAATTTTTTGATGATTTTGCAATTATAGCGGACTGTGAAGGGACATTGCTTCCAATATTCAACAATGAAAAAGGTGAGACAAAATTAGTTATTCAAAATCTTCCGAAATTAGAACAATATATTGAAGCAAATTCTGCAGCGGAAGAAATTAATAAAGCAAAAGAGTCCCCAATTGCGGATCAACCAGAAGACAGTTCAATTGAATCTTTTAATAAGGAAGGTCCTGATGAAAAAGTTACCCAAGGAGAACCAGTAGAAAATTCTCCAAAAGAAAAATCAGATAAAACTAAATTAGAAATGCCCGAATTCATAAAAGGAATCGTTAAAAATTTACAAACCTCAAAATTGACAGCAGATGTTGATTCTAAAACAACTACCGTCAATGTTAAATTAAATCAAGATGAATTAAAACGGGCTTTAAAAACATATAAGATTACTGATCCAGACATTATTGCGAATGTGCAAATATCTCTAAATAATTATATCAATACAACTAAAACTAAACCCACTCAAGATGAAGCCGAAAATCTGGTTTTAAGAGCAATCAATTACACAGTTTCTGGATCAGATGTTGTCCCAGAGGAATATTTACACAAACCAAATTTATTGTTTAATAGATTAAAACAGATTGATTATTATAAAAATTCTTTAGATATTCCAGAATCAGACAATATTATCAATCCAAAAGACATTATTGATCTGAAATATACTACTGGACAACATCGACAAAAATTTGAATTTGAAACAGCCATTCATGAAAATATTGCGAAATTATTTAATTCATTAGAAACTGTTGGAACAGAATATCCAATCAAAGTTAAAAAGATTGAATCATCTGTGGAAGATAATAACTCTGATAGATATATTAATTATAAGATTACTCTTCAAAATATGAATGGTGGGAAGAAGGAACCTTATACTGTTGAATTGAAAGTGCCTTCTCCAGTTAATGAAAAATATTTTAAGCTTCATGGAAATTCATATATTATGAGTAATCAACAGTTTCTTCGTCCGGTAACAAAAACTGATAAAAATGAAGTTCGTATGATCTCCAA